CTAGCGCGGAAACCATCACAGGAAGCACTAATGTTTGAGCCTGTCATGATCTGGTGTGCAGTTTCAGATGTTGAGGAGTTATAGCCCTTATGGCCAAAGATTGACGCGGTGAGCGGGGCTCCGAGTGAGGTGTGTAAGAGGCCACTTCCTCTTACATTCTGATCTGCACCCGACTCAACGCGTAGAAGAACTGAAGATGTGACAACAACGATACCTGCCTGATAAAAAATCAGGCCGGCCTTTTGTGTTCCATTAGGCTGTGTAAGGACACTGGAGCCTTCGTCTACTGTTGCGTAGAGGATACCATACTCTCCTGCAGGTGAGTTAACCCTGAAGTCGTTCTGGGCGTTTGTGTCTGCAAGCTTAATTCTCTTCTCGAATGTGTTTGCAGAAGTCTTATGAGGGGCATCTGCGCCAACGCCTAGAGTTAGCGAGAAGGAGCCTTTCTTGATCTCGTCTTTAACGAGCAGTCGTGAGAAGTTAAGGAAGTAAGCACTGTCAATCTTAGTGCCGCCGGCTAGCAAGTCACCATCTTCGTCAAACATCTGTACTGAGCCTGTGTGATCGAACCCCATAAGGACTTGTGCCATTTGGTTATAGATGTTGATCTTCTTTCTCTGTGCGACCGTATTGGAAGCACCAGAAAGAGCAGAATGTGCTGAGTATCCTGTGGTAATATCGAAAACATGGTTAGCAGAAGAACTTAGGTAAGGGTAATCATAAACTGATTGGAACTGCCCATGTGCAAAGTTTTTAATATTTAAATCGGCATAAGTGCCTGACACGATTGAGCCCGTAACCGGAATCGCTTCATGTAGTAATGTCTTTGTTGAAATTACGTCGTTATTAGAAAATGATTTGAATGTAGTAGCCATATTTAAATCCTATTATTGCTTTCTTACGAATCTAACTGGTACGTCAATTCGATATCCTGTTGTAGCGCCTGTAATTCTCAGGGTTGTATCAATGAAAAAGCAGCTTACTGAACCATTCACTGTTGTCGTGGAGCCAAGCTCGGTAAACAAGAATGTGCCAGTATTTAAGTCCAATGAAGATTGGACCTGCAATTCAATGAAGGTGCCGCGAGGGCCTTGCACTGTTTGTGTGCTAGCTGCAACGTCTCTCTCTGTATTCTCGGATACAATACCAATATCAGTACCGAGTGAAAAGAAATACGTTGCAATGTTGTCGTCATCAATGAAGGAGGGAGATGCGATGCTTCCATTGCTTGGATTGACAAGAGAGCCAAATCTGTTATCAATCTCTACAATATACTGTGTTTCGACCAAATCAGCGTCAATTGTAAACGCTGGTGAGATCTCTGTTGTGTCTAGTCCCTGGTCACAACGAATTGTTGTTCCAGCGCCCACGTTTTCTCCATAAACAATTCCGTTTACTGCGTTACCGGAAGCGTCGGTGCCGACCGCTTCCTCTGTGTCTTTATTGACTGCGACTAGAAAAGCCCCTGAAGTGTGCCTAGCATTACTTGGGGCGTAGATTTCATTTAGTTTAATAACTGGGAGGTATAGAAGGTTTGTTCGCGGGATTGAAATTAGGCGGGACTTGAGCATCGAGGTGTTGTTAGTAAAGGCCTCAAGTACAGGAGTCTGTAGCACCTCTAAGTCATAGTATGCGCTGCCAGAAGCATGATTCTTATCATACAATGCGTAATCAATCTCATCATCTCCTAAAGCGAATTTTGTAATCTTGAAGCTTCCGTCGCCCTTAGCGAGACGGAAACGGCCCGTATCAGTCAATACGGCATCAAGAATAATATCTCCAGAGTTATCTAAAAATGCCATGTGTCAATCCTCTTCCTTTTATAAATAGTGACAATTGTAAATAGTACGCAACTTACGAACTTTCTTCTAAATCTGTCTTTACTCTCTTAGTTTTAAATCTTAAATTGATGTCAATTTTTTTCCCAGTTTTCTTAGAAGTCAGTCGGAGCTTAAATTTCTTGTTCCAAATCGACTCTTGCGAATAGCCATACGTTAGGTTGCCTTTGACATCTTTTGCAGAACCAAAGCTATCAAACTCGGATTTACTCTCATTAATTAGTGTTTGTTCAACATTTGGGATAACTTGAATGAATCTTCTACCAGTTTTAGTCTTAACAACGTCATGTCTAGTGTCCATATCGTATATTCTAATTACTGGATAAAAGGCCCCCTTGTCACTAACCATCTCCACCTCGTATACTGCTGTGGGGGCGCCAATCTTATTGTGAATGTCGATTGCCCTAAACATGTAGTAATATTTCTGATTTGATTTAATTTGATCGATGTAGGCAGTCGCAGTAGCTTTTTGTGGTGTATCAAGAGAAATATCAGTGGGTACAGTTTTCCTAATATTTCCTTGGAAGTCTGCATACGTTTTTGGTGGCGATTCTGTACGGTAAATTTGAAATGCTATCGGATGATCATCTGCCGAATACATGATCGGGTCTGTATTGTTAAGATTCTTTGCTATTCTGATCATCCTGACCATTTGTCTGTCCTCATCATTGATCTCGATTGGATCCATTACAAGATGGCCTGTTGAGCTTTGCATAATAAATTTTAGGAACCTGCTGTCGGTTCGGAAAGGAACAATGTCAATTTCTGGGGCTAACGGAGGATCGTCAATCAGTCTTCCCGAGTGCGTAAAAAACGGAGTCTCTGCAATAAACACATTGGGGAACACTGTAACGTCTACTTCGGCCATAAATCTTTTATCTGACGGCACCTCGATAGCAGTTCGGAGGCCGCTTACATTATTTACGATTACATGGCCAGGGACGCGTGGTGTAGTTGGCTCTCCTGATATCGAGTCTACCAATTCAACGCACTTCCTAGTGACTCTACGGCTTGTCGACAAGTTGCTGTAAACATATGTTGAGCCAATTACCAAGCTATACACCGTTGCTTCATACCGGTATCTTTGGCCAAATTTAACTTGCGTATCAATAAAGTTTATAACATCCACCTCGTTTGTGTTTGCTAGCCAGAAAGTTTGAATTGGTGTAGTAGATTCACCCAAAAACTTTTCTACTTTGTACATAACCTCTTCTGAATAACAACTATCTCCGTCTAGGATATCTTCAAACCTTCTCTGTTGACTTTTTACTAAAGTTCTTAATTTGCCAGAAAAGATCATACTCATCATTTTCTTATAAAATCCAAAATCGCTCTTGTAAGCCATTTGAATTTCTTTGTTGTCTTGGCCAATAAAAATGCCAGTTTCCATAACTGCAGGCGAGGCTTGATTAAAATGCTGGAGCCAGTCTTGAACGTTCCACATGCGAACCGATGTTTGTCTCATACTAGATACAGTTTCAACATTCTTTTTGCCTAAGCCGTTTTGCTTTTCATATGGCAAAATTGTTGCTACCAAATGAGGGTTGCGACTTGCTGGCCAGCGGATTCCTCCAACAGACGCACCATACACATCTTTCATAAAGAGGGCGCCCATATTAGCATCTTTTAGAATCTGAGTGAATTGCGTGGTCTTATCTGTTGCAAATGTAATCTCAGAATACATCGGAAACATTTGTTTTTTATTATTGTACTTTAACATAGAAATCGAACTAGGTGACATCATAATGTTGTGATATGCTGTTGTAACTTGCCGGTACGGGTCTGAGTTTTCGTTAAAGGTGCGCCGGTTGATTGCTCTGGCGAACGATTCCAAGTATTGTGTACTGTTTGAGGCAAGAGGGTTTTCAGAACCTTTATCTGTAAACTTATTAATTTGATTAACTGTCAAGCGGCCGGCAAGAGACACATGCGTTTTAAAAATTGCATTTCTGCCAGCTGTCGCACCGTCAACATTCCCTTCTTTTAAAGAGTACAATGCATACAGGTTAGGAATCAATTTTTCATCAGATAACCTGCCCATCATTGTTTCATATGATTCTTGATAATAATTGTATTCAAGATTAACATTGCTAGTTTTTACCTTGACTCCTCCTATTTCTTTTGACTCTTTGTTTGAAAAGGGCTGGTCGACTGTAAAAGTATGGTCCCTAAACATCTGACCTGTGTTTATTGCAGGTGTAAACGTCTGTCCGTTATAAGAGCCTCCTAGCACAAATGCATTCCAATGACTTTGATTTACGAATTTTGTTGAGTCTCCGTAAATCCTCATTGTAACTTTTTTAGATGGTAAAGCTGTATTGTCATTGTCCACCTCTTCAGAGTATGAACGACCATTAATGACTGCGCTTTGACCCATTTTTTTATCTTTCGCCAAATACATTAGGTGACTTTTAGATGAATTGGGATTTGGACTAATGGTAACCCAGTGTGCTTTTAGTTGGGCGCGTAGAGGATCACTAGAACCGTCCACTTGGCCGGGTGCGATGTATGTAGCCTTTTTACTAATAGACATTAAAAGCTGCCTCCGCTAAGTTTAATATAGTCCTGGGCGCCTACTGCTAAAATTACATCTTCAGTGGCACAGTAATCTGTCTGTACATCCTTTTGGGTATAGTGTTCAGTTATCATTGTTGTTACAACTTGCGATTGTATCTCTGACATTGACGGGGCCATTTTTGCATTTAACTGGGCGGCTGCAAAGCCCTGGTCTGTAGTTGTCTTACTGTATGGAGTCAACACTACTTCTCCTGCTGACATTTCTTTGCCGGTCATAGCTGTTTTATCTTTGTGAATGTGATAATCACCAATATAATTAGTTCCGTCTGGTGTTTGGTATTCTCCGCCGGCCGTATAAAGGCCAGATTCAGCAATGTTGTTGGAGGCTACTGTGTTATTTGAGCTTAAGTCTAGAATAAAATATTGATTATAGACCGGCAGGTCTAGCAATTGTGAGTCTCCGATATGAAGCGTATCGTTTCTGTATCTTGTTAATTTGCAAAGCAATTGCCCCTTTCCATTTAGGTGGTCCGCGGTTAGTAGCTCATATATCGGTGCCTTCATCAATCTGTTGTTTAATGCATTGGTAGAAAAACCTTTTAATACTTCAATCTTTTGAAGATTAAAATATAAAAGTTCGAACAAGGGCCTGGTATCTGGTGATGCTATTGGGTCAACCTCCATCGTGTGCCACTGCTTGGCAGGAGCAACTTGATTTGTTTTTGCAAGAAATAGGCTTTTTACTTGGTTTGGAATTTTTCTAATCTTAGTTCCGCTTTCAGGGCCAGTTTGATAAGTTGTTTGGGCAGAAATTGCGTTTTTAGGATTTGCAATATCAAAAAATTCTAAAGTTTTTGCAAACTGCATTTTCTGGCGTGATTCCATATCGATTGTGGCAACTTGCGAGTACGCAGATTTTGTTCCTAAAAAGTTTTGCAGACCAGTAGATGCAAGGGTTCCGACCAATGATGATGCAATTGAGCTTACATCCGCAACACTGATTTGCATATCTGGCTTGATCGTACCAATGTCATCTAGATCCGCAGATTCTTCGGCAGAGGACGATATGGCATTTCTAATTGCTAAAAGAGTGTTTTCTCCCAAAATAGATGTGACTTCTACAAGGGGGTCACTGTCGGTAAGCCTAGTGGATAAATATGGCGTCTGTGCCGAAATTGTAATCCCATAGAGCGACAGTAGCGAGGTAGCTGCAGCGTTAATCTTGGCTGCTTGTAGGTCCGCCGTTGTCGTAGGATCAAACGTGCCAGGGCTAAAGTTTAACACAGGCATCGTCATAGACCGGGCTGCGGGGTGAGCTTGCAACAATGAAATGCTAAACATCATGTCTTTGTATTGTTCTGTTTCGTATAAGGCCGGCCCCCTATTAAGCAGCATTAAATTACGAGAACCCACTTTGATATGTGCAGGCGCAATATACGAATATCTATATGTCAGCATATCTTGAATTGCATCCTTTGAGCCAGCCGGTTGATTCGTATAAAATCGGACCTCTTCTTCAGCCATACGTTTAATGAAATCATTTCTCGTAATCTTAGCAAGGCCGGGTTCGGTTTCCTGATCGTAATACAAGTATTTTGTACCCACATTTGAAAGGGTCTTGTTGTTGTAAACTTCAGGAAACAGATAAGACACAGTTTGTGATTTTGTTAATTTTCGAACAATCTTTGAATTGTCGCTAAGATAGCTGGCCGTGGCCGGTTCATCGATTAGGATCATGTCAATTATCTGCTGTTCTAAGCTTTCAAATCTGTTTACAGTGGTCAAGATTGAATCGGGAGTCGCAAAAGAAGGCTCTAGCTCTAAGTACATTTTTTTAGCTAACTCGGTAGCATCAGCAGAAGATAGTGCTGCTACAATTTGTAAGATTTCAACATATTTCGCAATCGGTGTGATCCAAGGCGCAGTAGTAATAGAGCCGTTCTGCAGCATTACTGTTAACTCTTGCTGAGTCATTGCAGCTACCACATCTGGGTTGGGGAACGAATACTTTTTATACAGCCCTGAAATGTAAAACTCAGAGAACCTGTCGTTTGCCTCATCATAATTGCAAGCCAAATTAGACATATTATAATAGTCTCTAATACGGCGGCTAGCTTTGCGAAGCTCTTTTATTTTTTCATACAAGAATTCACTAATTTTGTCAATGTATTGTAGTTCCACCCTATAGCGAAAGCTACCAGTCTTTCTATTAGCTACGGAAACGTCTCTTGCAGCAAAAGCTCTTCTGTTGTTACTAGTGATTCCGGCCAATGAAATTTCTGAAAAGGTTCCCACTCTCTTATCTTCTGTTGAAGATATACTTTTTTTAAAGCGGTGGCCGGCCAACATACCATTACTTTGCGGAGTGGCGTGTGCAATCACTTCTACAATCGATTCTCTGTCGCGAGTCATGTGGTTATCAAACTGCTGAAGGACTTTCTCGTCATCGATACGCTCCCTGATCAAGCGTGCGCCTTGCAGGCTAATTTTTGAAAACAGTAGTTGTTGTATGTCTCTTGAGGAGCGCTGAATCATGTTTTTATGTGCGCTAGATTCTACCGCCAACAGGTACCAGTCAAGAACAAAACTTAGACGACAAGAACTCATCGAGTCTCTTGTTAACATACAAGGGCTAAAATATCTTGCAGCAGGTTGCTTGTGGCCTATAGTTGCAGACGTAGTATTATAATCTTTGTTGCGGATATCTACTGTGGCCGCATCTTCGTCACTTGGCTGCGGTATAAGATTTGGAATTATGCTTAATTGTTCAATCGTTCTTTCATCTTTAATCGTTGAGTTTGAAATAACTTTTACATTTAAAGTTGAAGCTTTGTTAATGATGTTGTTGTACAATTTCATTTTTCCATGCACAAGATCATAAATTCGTCCAGACATTGTGTTTGGGCTTCTTTTCTTCCAACTTGACAACATTTTTTTAACTTGTTCATACTTTGTGTGCTTGTCCGAATCTTTCTTTGTGATATTTTCAAGATGTTTTTTGTACTGTGCACCTGTAGAGTTTGCTGGTACATTTGGCAGGGATGCTAAAACTTGCAGCATATCTCTACGAATCAAATTATCGTTTAAGGTGTTTGCTGGGATGTATTTATTAGAAGCGACCTTGTACACCGGGCCAGCGTATGCGTTGGATGTACCTGCGGACATATACATCTTTGCTGTGCTAACACGTTGGCCATCCCTGTAGACAGCTTCAACAGTTGTATTGCCACATGAAGAGAACAACATCTCTTTTGACAAATTTAAGCTATAATCGTTAGCCATCTGCTCAACATCAAAATATACATTTGTAAAATAGGTAAGATGCTCAGGGCTTGCTGTATTAACAGCAAACTTAAACTTAAGCACTAATTCTTGAGTCCCTGGTTCAAAGTTTTCGTCCTTGTAAAAACCTTCTAGGCCCACAATATTAGATAAAGATCTAGTTTCTACTTTTACTGTGTTGTTGTTTGGGCGATGCTTGTTAATCTCAGAAGGGACCGGAGTTACTTGACCACTTTTCAGCATCTTTGTAAATTCTTTGTTTTCGGAATGAACCAGCTGTAGGTGCATGTACTTTACAAGATCTTGTTCATAAACCCAATTTGATTGACCGTTCTGCTTAATTTCGTCCATAAGGACCACGGTAACTTCAACTAAAAGATTTCTAGGATCTTTTTTGACTAAAAACCCAGGATGTTTTAGCTTTTGCTTGCCTGCACGATCTTTATAAATGATAACTTCGCGTTCGTGATCAATGTGTGGATTGTTAACACGAGGAGGCAGAGGAGAGTATGACAACTTTACTTGTCGGATACGAGGTGTTGGCAAAACACCTTGCATCATTGGCTGACCCGAAACTGGTGTTAATCTTTGCATTCTTCAATATCCTCATCAGTAATATTGCTGGCGTATAGGTTAAATGGTACCTCTGCTTCTGGGCAGTTTAAGTCTAGTGTTTCTAGAGAACCGAGTTCTTCGCCGGCAGACTTTAGCTGTTGATAAATAGCGCACAGAGTTTCTGTTGGAATTTCAGAATCTACTCGTACATCAAAATAGTATGAAACGTCATCCATAGATTCAGGCGTAGCCCGAGTGTCGTCATAATCAACCAAAACATTGTTGACCACGTTACTTCTTTTTTTTCTAAAATTCAATGGTCTCAACACCTCTTTTTTTGTTGGGTTCAAGACTGAGGGTGTGCTAATGCTCCCAGATACATCAACTTCCTCTACTTCAAAAATTTCAATCATAAAATTGTCATTCATGAAGTCTGTATTTTTTTCATCAATCTCAATCAATAGCTGATCGCCTACTGTGTAGAAATATGTACCGTCTTGAAACAAAGACGTAGTGTCTGTATATTCTTGCTGGGCCATTCTCATTGATTCTTGGCGAACTGGTGCTGGTGCATTTACGTCTCGTATTTGTGTTTTGTAAACGATTTCCGATCTTAGTTGCGGAATCTTTGTTGTTGGATGAGAACCCGTTGCATACTCTATAGAACCCAATAGTTCTGAGCCAAAAAATCTAATTTGCCATGCTGGAATCTCCGTAGTGTGTAGAGCAGAAGTTCCTAGCGGGGCTGATAAAGCATAATGTTTGTCTGCCACTGGCTGTACTGTTGGAACTTCACCATTTGTGCCGCGGACTTCATTGACGATTCGTTTCACTTCGGTTTCTGCACCGTAAAAAATGTGCTGGGCTCGTAAAGATGGGGTATCTTCTTGGATTCTAGGCTCTATGTCGTTCTGATCCTCACTGTCACCAGCATAAGCAATATCATACAGAACATTGTCATCAAAGAATGCATAGGATACTGGCTTGAATTTTCCTTTGGCCAACAAGCTCTTTCCGTATTGTGTGAGCTTAATATCTATAACATCTTCTTTTTTATTGAAAAATGCCATTTATTGATCGTTCCTTTTCAAATGATACATAGTCAAGCTTTTTTAAAATTAGTAGCCACCATACCCGTAACCAGAAAGTGGTGAGCCGACAAGCGCAAAGTCTGCGAGAGAGCCTACACCTGTCAGAGTATCTTTAAATCCGCTGTCGTAATTTCCGACGTTAATATCAGAAAGCCCAGGGCTGCCGCCGCCAGCAACATTAATTAGAATTTCCGGTGTAGTTCCATCATCGGCCGGTTGCACAAATGGGCCGGCAGTTACATCAACGCCTGCTAGCGGCCCAGAAGAATATCTGTCCATGTCGTACAGAATCTCCTCATTGGTAATGCCAGTTACTTCTTGAAGCGATGGGTCAAGAAGGCGTTCGGCCGGGCTGGGCGCGAACCCGGGTGTGCGACTAGGGTCCAGCATCAATCCAGACCTGTCGGCGCTAGGAAAGTCGGGAGGCTGAAGGGGGCCCGGGGTGACCTCAACACCGGAGATGGATGGACCAGAGGAGGGAGTTGAGCCTCCAGAGGAGCCAAGTCGAGGGTTTGTAGAGCCAAGCACGCCTTGACCAGGGATTGGCGGCTTCACATATTGCCCTTGCTTCGTGGGACGACTTCCGGCGTCTCCAACCTTCAAGATTGTTGGAATGTTTTGAGGCAAGGCACTGAATTCTACAGACGCTTTAATCTGTGCCATCTCTACAATGGAAAAGTGGTCATAAGGCCAGTTAAATCCGTACTTAGCATCAGAGTTGGAACCCAAGGTTACCTGTCTACTTCTGGAGATCTTATCTAGCCTGTCTAGTTCTGGGGTTGACGCTATGACCTTATCGTAGTAATTTGTACTTGAGCGCTGCTTGACCTTAAATACCATCCACTTAACCTTGTCACTCAAAGGCTTACCAGTCTTTTTGTTAGAATAACCCATTAGCTCGTTAATTAACAGGTTGTGAGTAATAGTAGAGGTAGATGTAGTAAACTTTTCAGCGCTGGGTGGCATCAAGTTTTGCCAAATGTAGGACAAATCATTCTTATCAAATGTCATGTTAAACTCAAACACATACATTGCTACTGGCTGTACCAGATTGCGATTCTTAACAAAGTCAAAAACAGGAGGGAACACATACTTGTCCATTTGTCGCACTAGTGTTCGCAAAGTATCTCCAGGCTCATCACTCTGGTCGGATCTTCTGTATGTCTCTTCGCCCAAAATAATATCAACCATATGAGGGTCAATCTTGAAAAAGTGTCTTTGGTTGTTCTTTTCAATAAACGGAACGGCAACAACAGCTTCGCTGACTGTAATTTTATCTCTTAGGTTTCCTAGGCGCTTGGGTGTCGTGTCCATTCCCACAAAACCAGCTAGCGATTTCATTCTTTCGCCAGTATCGAGTCTTCTGTATCTGTGAAGATCGAAGGAGCCTGTAGCGTTAAACGGTGCATAGTCTGCCCCTTGTTCAACAGAGGGATGGTTTTCAAGCCATGATTTTGGAATGTCTCCAACTTCAAGCCATACGCCTTCGTTTTTGTTTGGAATTGTGCCGAATTGATGCCACATTCCTCTAGCCACAGTTCCCGATCCATAAACTGGAAGTGTGAGTAGGTCATCCGTAATCGGGCGTGGCGCAGTACCCCCCTTGTCTGCTGTTAGTGGACTAAAGTTCAACATTGGTGTTTCAAACTTAGGCTGGATGATCCATGCGGGTGAATCACCTACCGTTCTTTTAACGGAAGCTACTTGAGCGCGGCCCGTGGCTCCGACATTGCTATATGCAAAGGCCTTAACTTTGCCTAGGCCGCGCAAGTTTAAGCATGAATCAAGCTGCATGGCGTTCGCATTAATATTCTCTGCTGAATACAACGATGAGCTATGATACCCATTTGGAATAAATTGTGGAGACTTGTTACCTGTTGAAGCGGTAACATGCTGGAATCCAGGGTCTACTCTTCTTTGTACAACTGTTACAGAGTCTAAGATCTCACCCAAAGAATACGTTTTTGAAACTGTCGGTTTAAAAATAATGTCACACCACGCTTCGCCGTGCATATAAGGGGGAGTATATGACCAGTTGTACCCCTGTAGACTATCAAGCGTACCAGAAGCAGTACTCCTAAAACTTCCTGTGCCAAAGAGGACACGCGGACACTCATCGGTACCATAAGTGCTATATTGGCCGCCTACAAGGTTGATATATTCTTCCGAGATATTCATGCCATATGAAGCAGTGAGCTGTCTAGCAATAGCAAAAGGATAGGTAGTATTGGTGGGAGAATTCGTATTAACGTTGTTAACGTGGCCGGCGTCACCACTTGTTTTATTTCTTATCGTATGCGTGCGTCCAAGAACCGGATATCCAAATGCTGAAGAGCGAGAGTACATTGTAAAAGTTTCGTGTAGCCCAATATCATCTTGCGGGTCTTGTGGCACATCATATGGCAGGGCGCGTAGTGCAGCAACTCGTTCGGCAGAATAGTCTCTCTGGCGGTTTAGTGAGCGATACATTTTAATTCTCATTCCATATACATCGCCAGCATTTGCATATAGGTTTAGTTCGTCTTGAGGTCTGGAGGCAATTGAGGTAAAGCTTCCGTTTCTCAAGAAAAAGTCGGGAACTGAAGCTAGGAAGTTATTTGTCATCAATGAGTAGATGTCATCCCCAGTACCGTCCCAAGAAGCAGTTACATCAAGAGACGCTGACGGATGAGCAGTATAATCGTATAATTTAATATCTTTAAGATAATTTTCAGGACTAATAATTGCTTCGAATGGGATTCTCTTATCCCAACGGCCAACATTAACCGCAGGCTCTACTACTGTTGAAATAAAAATAGCAGTAATTATACCATCGGCGTCTGCGTTGGTGGTAAAGGTAGCTGTTGATTCTTTCAAGCCGGGCAAATCCTTCAGATCTGCCTTTACTGTGTAATAGCCGGGCTTATATCCCGGGAAAGACCCGGTTGGATCAAACACACCAGAATATGCTAGGCCATTTGAAATGCCACCAACAGACGCGGATGCAGGCGTCATTGCTTGTTGAATTGCAAGTTTTCTATAATCTTCTTTTAATTTGAAGCGGCCATTCTTTAATGGGACAATACTCTCAACAGTAGAGAGTGGTCTTTTTGATAATGTTACCTTGGGCGCAGATGCACTGTATACATCATCAAGGTAATTATGTAGTTCTTGGTCAAGCTCAGGATTTGGCATGCCGAGGCCCCAGTAATCCGAGGCTCCGCATCTTACTTTATAAATCTTTGAGCCGGTTAGCATTACTGGCCAGTCACACGCAATACCAGACTTGATTGTATTAAACATGATACCCGGAGCGAACAGTGGCGTGATAAAGTTTCTAAATGCAAGATCCGTATTTACTCCAGCAGTTTCACCATAAATTGGCTCATCGAAGTTGGTGCTTCGGTCCCCATTTGGATCTAGTAGACCTGGGCCTGAATACTTAATGTGCTGCCCGTATGAAGCGGAAAGGGCCGCGGCAAGTTGTAGTGTTCGCGTTGCAGGATAAAACCCATCGTATGGATTAAATTTCAAATATGCGTTGCACTGCAGTGTTAATGCTGACGGCTCGTAGTGCTCTTCGAGATCATTTTTTAAGACCTCAAAATGCTTCAAGAAATCAGTTGTACCGTAAACCTTAAAGAAGTTTTGTTCGGCGCTGTTCGCGGCTTGAGCGTCTGAGCCTGACGGCATACCGACCATTCTAAAGAGTGAGTTCTGTTCCGCCAAGAAGTCGCTTCCTTTATTAAGGATGTAATCTTTTAAGTGGTCTTCAATTCTAAATTCAGGAACAACTGTATAATCTTTTGCTTTTGTCCTTACGTCTTTCTTAAATTCATCATAATCACTTTGCCACGGAGTAGATGATTGTGAAACAAATTTAACTGTTTGTACATTTGCGGCGAGTGCTCTTGTTGTGTTAAGTAAGTTTCGCTCTTCAACCTTTCCTGCTAGCGTTGGTGCATCCCAGGCTGTTTGCGTTGCAAAGATAGGAATATATCCAAGCCAGTTACGTTCATCGCTGAGCGGAAGCGGAGTAGACGGATTAGCGGTATTAGCATCTGAGAAGTGTGGGCCATCAGGATATAGATTAGGATCTTCTGTTACTCTAATACCTAAAATTTCTTGGCCGCGAGAACCAGATGATGTTACAAGTGGCGGCTGTGTTGGGGAACTAATTGATGAAGTTGCATGAAGCATTTGTGGCATAGCATATTGTGGCCCCGCTTCGGGCTGTAGACGAGCGGTACTCGCAGAGACAGATCCACTAGAATGTGTAAACTTGCCTCCTGACCACTTTAGCGGATAGCTCCATCTATTAACAAGCTCACCTTCGCCTGCTCCGAAAAGTCGACTCTGCTCATCAACATGACCCCAACGAAGATAGAATCTCTGATTAGTAATAGATTTACTATCATCGACAAGATTGTTCATTGAGCCCGTAGAGGTGTCTAATGGCCAAATACTAGCAGCAGACTCATCAGAAGCCCATTGAGCTAGCTTTCCGTATGTTGTTCTACCATGAATCGTTGGCCCAGCTCTGTCAAGTCGATTTTGCTGTCCACCAATCCAGAAATTATTTTGATAATCAGCTTTTTGACGTACCTCGTTCAAGTACATGTTTTCTTCAGATGGGTAAATAATCTCAGAATATTCAAACTTTTTAATCTCAGTTACAGGAGAAATTGACGTCTCTAGGGCGCCCCGGGTGTACATACCTTTAACTTCTTCGTATACGGCTGGCGTCGTCTTGAAGAGATTGAAATCTTTATCAATCTTCTTAATGTTGAAGTAGTTCATTTCGTTACCAAAAGGAGTTAAAATATCAACAGGTAGCGAGCGAACGATTGTCTTACCAAACTTATTATTAATTGGAGTTGAAACAGAGACACTTGATCGCAATGGGAAGAACTTTGTAGTTAGTGGCGTAACACGATTAACACGGTGGAGTAAACCATGTCGTGGCCTAATTGTTCGCAATCCAGTAGAAGAACTGATCGCAAGCTCAGGAGCATCTGGTCGAATGTAAGTCCAGCTATTTGTACGTCGCGATTGGTATCTTACGAGTGGGTGGGTGGCGCCGCGAATCTGCTTCCATGTGGGCCAACCATAAGGACCTTGTCTGTGAAGAATCAGAGCGTTGAACACCAATGGCGCGCTGCTGGTTGTTGGAGTATTGTCGAGCGGCTTCGATAAGAACGTGCTATTTATATAAGTTGATGTTTCGTACTCAGTCCCAGGGTTGCTTGGGGCCAAGTCGGTGCCTGCAGCGTGGCCTAATACATTGTCTGCCGCGTCGGACGGCTCTACCACATGGCTGTTCATTCCCGCAAAGTCTGTAAATAAAATTGAACCCTGGTCTCTTGCCGCTAGTCTGCTGCTAACTCCATCTTTTGCTACACCAAACTCACGTTCGCCGTGGCCTTCCGGCTCAAGCACAGAGTGATAATCGCTTGCCGTAATAAACGGAATTGAGTTTGAGGCAGTTGGGAAGCCTTTCGAATAATAACTTGGCGCTACAGATTTGCGAATCCATGAATAATTTGTGTGGTTTCTTGGAAGAGTATGCTGAATATAGTAGTTGTCGTACTTGCTCTCATCATGAAACTGGTAATTATCACCATAAGTATACACCGCGTTTGAAGCTGCAGCGATATTAACTGAGGCGTATGTTGACCGCGTAATCTCGGTTACAGAGCCCATTGAGCCAAGGTGGTTGTTTGCCAGTACGTCTTTTACTAACGCACCAGAAACGTGTAGCGCGGCGTCGTTAGCCGGATCCGACGTGTGATCGCCCATGCGCCACCATGATACAAGATGGTCTGTAACCTTTGAACTAAATGTAGTGCCATCTAACGGGTGTGCTCCATTTGATTCTGTAAGGTTTGGCATCTGTCCTCTTGCATAAATTTGCCTAAATTCAACGGAACCAAGAGCTTCTTTCCACATAGCCATTTCATGGATTGTTGTGTCTTTAATAGTTCCCCATGTTCCTCCTACGTTTCCGGCGCCAACATTTATATAACTACCGTTAGAAATTTGATTCATCGTGGCTGCGGGGCTGACATGAGATGTAGACAGAGTTTGTTCATGGTTATCGACATAAAGTAGTGGAACATTGCTCGCATCTGTACCATCATAACTTACAATAATATTGTGTAATTGAGAAGCTGTAATTGCATTCGGCGCCGTTTGCCAGTGCTTATGCTTTGTTGTGGTATTATTGAATACTTTAAGATTGATTTTTTCATTGGCATCAACCGTTACAAGAAAAACAGGCCTATTAGAAGCTATTGACTTCTGATGAGTATCGCCTAGCGAGAACAGTGCGGCTTCATTGGGTTGCTCTTGATTAAAGGTAACCCACGTTGCAACTGTAAATTTTGTAGTACCCATATTGCTTATGTTGGGGTTTTGCAATTTAAACGTATCACCACTGGTGCCTGCTGACCCAGGTCGGAATGTAATTCCGGTGGCACTACGAACACCTGTTGTGGTAGTCGTCACTGTCTCTGTTCTATCAGTTATAAAACTATTTTGTCGGGTGCGATTTCTGTGTACCTTGTGAAACCCAGGATGTTCCTCTAGAAGCTGGCCTGGCTGAATTGAAAAACTATCAATGTCGTAATGTCGTGCCGAGTCGCGGCCAAAGCGGCTTGTCCAGCGTGTCAAGTGAGTACGAAGGCCCCATGGTTCACCATGAATATCACTAACACGGTAAATACTGCCAACGGCGCCGGTTTGGAACAGCGTACCAGAAAACTCGGCATTTGTCATCAGGCTTGATGTGGCAATTGAAGCAGATGTTGCAATGTATTGGTGTTCTCCACGAACAAGCCTGTTTCTAAAAGTGATGACGTCATTTGGGGACATTTCTTCGTGAGCAGGATCCAAATAGCCGCGTGAAATAGATTCAAAGCCACCGGGGGCGCTGAACCTAGTAACGATTACTGTTTCGTTAGTTGTACGAGTTGGAAGAGTTGCATCCTGTATACCTGATGTATCGTAATCACGAACCCATTCGCGGCCTTCATCCATCATTGGCTTACGTGGGCGAATCATGTCAATTTCTGACTTGGTTAGTACTGCTTGATCGGGCTCTCTCAAATACAAGTTGTTTACAGATCTTGGAGAGGTTTGAACAATTTCGTAGTTGCGTCTGTAGTTTCCAATTGGGCCATGATCGCGAGCGTCTGAAATAACTGTGTCAACCGAAGCAGTCGTCTGTAGAATATTCTTAATGTTGACCGGGCGCTTAACAAGTTCTTCTCTGTACCTTGTTGCTTTTGGTGCATGGTAGTTTAGGATGATCGGATCTTTACCACCAGACATGCCAGTAACTGTTAGCGGAACACCGGTAAGTGAAGTTGTAATGGCCACATTACCTACTGTTCCTAGGATTGCATTACCAATAGAGCCAGGGGCACCATATCTTGTGTTTTCAAGGTTTACATTTACACCATCGGTGCTGGCGTTTACATACAAGCCTGATACCGAGTTTACGGCATCTCGCAGAGCTATGGCGCGTTGATCGGCATTGCTGGCGCTTGAAATATCGACAGCTGTTCGTCCTGCTGTGACGCTTCCGTTTGTATCAAATTCAAAAATTGTAGCGTTAACACCGTCACTAATTGTAATAGTGTCTCCATCGGCGGGCGCAGGGGAATTAGCAAAAGCAACCACTCCAGTAGCAGCGACAGGATCGCGGCCAATGTCAGGGAAAGGATAGTCTTGTGCTACAAAACCAAATGCGCCAGTGAGAGGCGTAGGGTTGCCCGCTTTACCAATCAAGATTCTCCACTCTTCAGGTCGGTTTGCAAAGCTGTCAGTACCCGGGTTCAGCCTGACGTGTCGAGACTGCTTACCACCGACATACTTGTTAGTGAATGGCCCTTGAAGTGGCGCCTCTTGATCACGGCCATAGGTATCATGATGAATGTTTGTAATCGTAGAGCCGGTCAAGAAGCCACCCCTTGTAGAACCCAGGCCTTCAGTTCCGATCCATTCAGCGTTGAATCCGCTGTCGACAGAACTTGAAAGAATACGGGCGGGAACAGCCTTGGCAATCGTAGTTACTGCATATGTGTTATCATACAATTGGTCGTATGTTTGTGCTTTACCGTAGATCGCTTCGCCCTTGTAAATCTTTTTAGTATTAAGAGCATCATTATCGTTAACATCTTTGAATTCTTTAATCTCTCTGCCATCTACAACGATAACATTTGTTGGAATATCAGGCATGTTGTTGCCCAACAAAACAAAAGAAGATGAGACCGTTGATGGGCCGCCGACTTCAAGAGCGGCTTTTGCTACGTCAGCGCGATTGTTACGAGCCAAATTAGTGCCAGAGCGGTATTCAGGCACTTCATCTATTTGGAACCTGTATGGTTTAGTAAACCTTCTGAGCGCGTATGTGCGGCCAGAATATGTTGTGCCGTCTGGTTTTGCCAGTGAGTTTTGATCTGGGCTTCGGTGTGTAACTAGGGCCTTACGAATCTCTTCTTTATCGGAGTTTACCTCTTCTGAAGCGTCTCCTTCTAAGGGCAGGTTGCCCGCGCCAGTACGTTCGGCACGTTCTTTCCAATATACAGCGTTATCAGATTGATCTCCAACAACAGGATGGTGGCCATGTTTCCAATCGTATGTAAGCTCTGTAACGCCACGCAAGCCAGCTTCTGGATCGCTCTGCTTAAACTCAATTGTTGGGAACTTAGTCCAGTACTTGTTGCGCTCCAACACATGGGATTCGACCATATTGTGCAACTCTTCTGATACCTCGGCCGAGGCAGGAATAAGCTGTTGAATCACAGTTGTGACTGCCGAGTCAATCCATTTATAGAACTCGATATAGCGGTCTAAATCAGGAGTATTTCCAATTCTTTCATAGAAAAGCTGTCTTAGCTTACCCAAGTCTTTGTATTCTTGACGATATCTATTGACCGGATCTCCGATCAGGTTATTAAAATCAACAACAGATGCAAACATATTAAGCATTTCTTCAGAGATTGTCTGATACATACTCTTTTCAATCGCATAATAATGCTGAATGATACTGTGTTCTCTCGTAAACTTGTCGTCGTCTTGAGTTAAAATCTGAACCGCATCGCTTGTATTTAGCACTTCTGGGCCGGTTTGTCGGGCTGTTGAGATATATTCAACGTCTATCGGCGGGACGTCTCCAGATTCAGGAGGCAAAAAGCTGTCTCCCTTACCACTGTGCTGATTCATAATAATAGGGGTTAACCAACCATATCTGTTTTCGCTTACAATGTCGGAGGAGCCAGAGGAATAATCATCAACAAAAAAGAATGAGTCACTAGTTGATGGATCTGCTGGATCAGAACTGGCTGAAACCACATTATCAAACGTCCAATTTAGGGCAAGAGTATCGATCTTAGGGACGTAGATTCCGCCCATCTCCTTAGTATAAAGGTTCAAACTCTTATAAGGGTCAGTAATACCGTAGTTTTCGGGATCTTTAGCATGAGAAATCAAGTCCTCATTCTCTAAAAACGAAGCCCAGTATTTAACTGACGATGCTTTTACGTCTGAGTTTGTTATGGTTGTGCCTGTATAATTTTGTCTATCCGCTCCAACATATAGACGCTTGCTAGAACGAAGGAAGTTTCGGCCGACATGGCCCTCTACTGTTCCGCTAACATGAAACTCGTTTTCTACAATTCCACCCTCAATATTCACACCATAAAAATGTACATCATAGGTTGGGCTAATATTGGAGCCTGTCGTGATGTTAGTGACTGGAATTGTCGGCGCAACCCTTACAGACAAACTCCAGCGCTTGTTAGAATACGTTTCTAAGTAAATAGACGAAGTCAATTCAGGCAGCATTCCGGCTGAAGAGGTCAACATAAAGTAGACGTGTTGCGACTCCTCAGAAGGGCGAATGGCCAAAACTTGGAAGTTAGAGTAATCCGGGGATGGTACTGTTAGAGAATCACCATTGGCGGAATGCATTCCAAACAGCGAAGACTTAGTAAAAGGCGTTGGAAAGTAGCCAACATCCTTAATTGTTAGCTTTTCTGGGAAAATAAAGTCTGCTTCTGCTGTCATTCCAAGCAGTTCTTCGTGGCCTAGACTTGCCGTCACTGTCGTTACACCAGAACCAGTAATGTAGCCTACAGAATTAGCATTGTTAGGGTCTGCAAACTGGTATACGTTTGTATCAAACTTATCGGGATCGTTGAAGGTAACAAACTTTCGGCGTGTACTCTTTGTTCTGGTGTTTTGCTTTAGTTCGTACGTTGTGTTTGTGGAGTACAGGTTTAGTCTGACCAACTCTTCGTCTACGCCAAAACATCTAATAATGTTTCTGATTGATTTTTCAGTACCCTTCGACTTGTAAATGTATGTCAAGTTGTTGTAGATGTTTTGGTAAATAAGGTTTTTAACTTCAGTAATGTCCCTAGTATAGTTCCTATCTTCATCTCTCGCAGAAATGGATTCTAGAACATTTGCCTGTACAAACATGTGAGGCGCGTTCATGCCAACACTTTCTAGTAGGTGAGTGGCGAATGGGTATGGCTTTGCTGAGGCCGTTAGATACGAAGTTGCGCGGAGCTTTGGAAGGGCGCCAATAAGATGGTGAATTGTATCAAAATAGCTTCCCATTAACTGCGTGACGTTTGTTAGCGAGCCGTCACCAGGGCTAGTTTCATCCATTTCCCTAATAAACTCGGGAATAGAATTTAAGAAGTAAGCATTGTTGTTATCATCCCATGCTGAGCCGGAGGCTTTTAACTCTGTTGTTAGCGAAACAACAGTCGGGTGATCCTTGTAAATAATAGGATCTTTATACTCACTAGGAGCCGCTAAAGATTCCACAATCGCTGAGCCGGTGTTTCTTGAAGTACTTCCGGGGTACCCAACCCAAGTACCATTTGAAATGCGACCTGAGTAGTCAAGGATGCGTTTGTCAGTGTCGTCATCTTCTACGATGCCTTCGTTAAATTTAAAATAGACGCCTAGGCCAGTATTGTATGGCTCATTATTGGTGCCGCCGCGAACTTGGGTAAACCAATTGCGGCCGATTTGTTCAGATGTTCTTTTGGTAGTCCAGTACCTAAACTCGTCAAGAGAGCCACTTAGCAGACCATAACCCAAGTTACCACCGAGGGTAGTTCCCGTCTGTAGAGCGCCTAGGTTGGCTCGTAAGCCGCCGGTAACCTCTGTTAAAGCGTCAGCAGTCGTTTGATCTTGTGTGCGTAATAAGTCGCCATTCTGATAGAATCTGAACGTGGTTGTAGTACCAGAAGACTCTAAACTTAGTGCATAATGATTCCAGCCATTTCCTACAACATTAGATGATGCCCAGCCAGCCGGGGCAACTGCCAAGTCTGATACTGAGGTGGAGCCGGAAATTAGCGTTACGCGAACTGGGTCTGTGGCTGAGGATGTTAGCTCAATGAGCAGGCGGCCGTATGAATCATCATCTTGAGACTTTCCATTCCAAAGATCGAACACAACCTCGCGCTTGGTATTGCTAGCGTTAGAAGCAGCTTTGTTCAACCAAAATTCAACTGTTACACCGTTGGTAGGAGACAGTCTTAAGTTTGATAGCCGTGAGCCAGGATTTGTTCCTTGATTCAAGCCAGTTAACGCATAGGGGTCTGTCTGTAGTTTGTTGGCATAATCAAAGACGCTATGTATCGGCTGACCCGTTGATGATAAAATATCATATTGAATATGGCTTCCAGTTTGTGGGCCACCAAAAACTTGAATATACTCGTTTGAACTTACTGGGCCATAAGAGCCAGAGATTGCACCTGTGTAAGTTGCAGATTTACCAAGGGTGACATACCCGTTTGTACGAGGATACTGATTGTCTAAAACGTGCTTTGTTAGATAATTTAAACGAAGAGTGTATTCTTTGATCTCGTGGTCAGAGCCATCATACGGATACTCACGATAAATTGCTTTAATAGCATCATCGTAATACTTTTCAGCGGAGCCAAAATATGCAAAGTTAGAAGCGGACTCATAGTTGATAAACGGTTCGAATCTCTCTTTGTCGCGGAGGGCTGCATCCAGATACTCAATAGATTCCACCTTATCTTTGGTGATATTCTCTGCATCTTCTGATGTTAGTATTTGTTGTGGCTTCTCAAATAAATCTTTGATTCCCATAAAACTACTCTCTATTCTTCAATTCTAAACCTAAACTTATTTGGCTGGACTACCCAGGCTGATATCGCTTGATCATAGAAACTAAAATCTAGAGTATATGAGAAGCCTGCTTCTAACATTCTGAAATCGATGTCGCAATAGTTTCCAGATACATCATGTGACATTAGCGTGTGCATGTCAGAGCCTGTTCCAAATGGAATGATTTCAAAGTCATCCGCGTCCCTTGTGATACGGTACGATGCGCTATGAATAATTGTGTTTTCAATAGTATTGTTTGCCCTTGTATAAATAGTTGGGCTCCAATCTTTTTCACGAGCATACAGGCGGATCCTGTCTTCATCTGTGCGATGATATTTCTTTTTAAGATTTGGCACAGCAAGTACATAATTTATGTTATTACTCATAATTGAAGAGTCGGCTGATCGGGGGATGATTGAGCCAGTAAAAAATTGTGTTGTTGTTTCGCTAGTAGTGTCTTCAATATGCCATACATCCTTGATGGTAGAATGCGCGGTCGTTGAGCCTGTCATTGAAAGCGAAACAGAGTAAATGCCAGTTGTTGAAGTTTGACTAGCCGTTGCATACACATTACCGGCTGCGGCTACATTGCCGCCTTTGGCTAGCAAAAATGGATTGGTGGCTCCAGTGGCCTCGTACAATGCGACCACAACTTGCTGGTCAGCGTCTAGAGGGATCGAACGCAAGCGGCCGCGGACAAAATTGTAAAAATACAATGTATTTAAATTGTCACTTTCAGTTGCCAAAGAACTACTGTAGTAGAAATTGCCTCTATCATCTTTTACCGCCGAATCCCAACGGGCTTCGATGACTGGTCTATAAATAAAATGTTCCGAGGTGCGGCCCCAAAACTTCTTGGTGTAATAAGACCGGAAGTTGCTTGTATCGGATAACTGAGGATCTAGTCGAACAATAACTCCATAGTTATTTTTTGTTCCCGCAATCCATTTTTCAACAAGCGGGGTTACATTTACTTCCATGTCCTCAACTCCTCGGTCAAAAGACGCTGTAACTCCTGACGAATCGTCATAGTCCCAGTCGCCGCCAGGGGTAGTCCATGTGGTACCATATGAAGCACTAATCCAATCAGAGCCTGGGCGGCCGTCGTTTGTGTCGGTAAAGTTATCCATGTCCAAACCTTCGCCTTCTTCCCAGTCTCGGTTTAGAATTGCAGCAACGAGTTTTAGATTTCTTGGAGTTGTTTGAGAATGCGGGGCATTATAAAGCTTAAGATAAAAATTTACGCTACCTGATGCGGGGATCTTGCCCAGTACTCTGTCCTGTTTTATTGAGCGCATGCCTTCAGCGTACACTTCGCTTCCTGTTACAGGAAACTGAATTAGGAAGCGCATTGACTCGTTTGCTGCTTCACCCGTACCGGATGTTTTTTGTCCATAGATTCTAAACGTTTCTAATATATCAGCTGCGCCCATGTTAGAACCAGTTGCACGAGTCGTCAAATTAGTCTCATAGGCATTTGTAATTGTGTTATCTTTAGTAGCCCAGTATCTTCTAATAGCCATTACGCAACAGTCCCCTTAATGTCATTTTGTGCATACTTTAATTCTGCAGAGCAATTTAGTGGAATCTTAATGTATCTACCGTCTGCAGATTTGTGTTCATTAAGATCAAGAAAAGTGTCAGAGTAAGCTCCGCCGCGAGCAATTTGTACTTTCACACTCTTAACATCTACGACTCCATCAAGGTCGTTCAGACGTTTCTGGATATCTGAAATGTAAATCGGTTCTCCCATGGCCAAAGGTTGGTTAAACATGTCACTAACCGCTACAATGCATTGATTTAGTACTGCGTGCTTGTCATGATCGCGATGCGATACGACGCTAAAATCTACTTTAAAGTTCACAATTTTGCCAGATAAAATATCAATTGTATCATTAATCATTCTATATTGGTTTAGCCACATTTTTAAGTTTGATTTTAGTGCGTCGTTGCAGTACGAAAGTTTGCCATTTTCATCCTCAGCTAAAACGTACAAATTCAAGTTTCTTTTGAGCGAGTCAGGATCTCTCATAATATTACAACGCTTAATTTTCCCATACTTTGGATCCATCGAATACACAAGAGACATATAATCATTTTGAGTTACGGCCCTGTTTTGTGTAGCGTAGTTATCGTAAACGTGACGCTTGATATCATCAGATGTGGGTAATGTGATATCTCCAACAATTGGCTCTTCATTAAAACACTCAATTGAGTTCTGTACGTCTTTAATTTTTTGTTGTGTCAGAATTCTTTCGTCTTTAAAAACAAAATTTGAAAAGGTCACTTTATCAACCATTCCAACACCAGCGTTAGCTGTATCGGCAGTATTGATTCTATAGGTAATATGTACGCTAGTGTTCGCGGGGCTGATTCCTAGCTTGTCCGTCGACAACAAATTAGATGGATCAAACGAAACTTCAGAATTATAAGTTTTTCCAAATCTGTCAAGTGCAGTGTTTAGTGGCTCAACAACAGAAGGCGCTGAAGCTTCTGAATCGGACCCGTGCCCAAATTGAACATAAAGAGTATCTACATCAGATTCAAGGATATACCTTCTGGGTACCGAGAAGGGCCTCAATACTGAAGGAACTCCCGAGGCTCTTGCTTCTTTGTTCACTACGTCTTTGTAGATGACATCTTGAGAAAGATATTCTACTTGATAGTACTCATGACCTTCATCATCTCTTACACTAAGAACTTCTGAGACAATAGAAAGCGGACCTACTGGAAGTTTCAAGAACTTTTCAAATGTGCCCACCGTTTCTGTTCTGCGAACAAGTTCTCCTGAAATTACCTTCCCATGAGCTTTGATAGCGTAGTGTGTTGGCTGGCCCGTACTTTGGCTTCGGCGGGCGGCTACAATCTCGTTAAAGGGTTCTGAGAAGTCTATGTCCTCTACAAGAATAAAGCTGGCTTTTGTTTGTGATGATCTTAGTTGGGCGCCGGCCTTGAGTACTGGCACATAATTCATGTCTACGCCCATTCCTGTTGCAGAGGCAGGAACAACAATATAAATTGCGACGGCTCCGGTAGACGATGGCACGCCTTTCCAACGATAGCCAAGAGACTTGGCATGACGTACAACGTTTTGATATTCAATAGCGGTGTCAAGAAAGCTTTCGTTAGCTTGATAATCTAAGTAAAAAGATAATTGGTCACCAACGTAAGCTACTGTGTCCAACAACATTGAACCAAAGGAACTATCATTAAAATCTTTGTATGTATCAGGATAATAGACTTTCGCCTGTTCAACTAAATCTTCTTTAATTGTAGTGAAATCACGACTAGTGTAATTAATTCGGCGTGTATATCTCTTATTTTTAGACATTCGTTAGTCTCCAACTGATAAATAGCTCTGGTTTTATAAATACTACGGCGAAACAGTTATTTCATCTACAATTCCATGACCATATGAATATGTTATTGAGATAGAAAGTTTGTTTTCTTCAATATCTGATAGCATACTGTTAGCGGGAGTATCCAGTGCGCTAGCAAACGATATGTTTTCAATCGTAAGAAAAGACATGTATCTGAGAGTTTGACTTTTAATTCTGTTTTCAATATGCCCAAAAACATCCCTTGTGAGATTTTGAAATAAGTATTTCTTCAGTCCCACTCCAAAGTCTGGATCCATTGTTCGTTCGCCCGGCTCAGTCATTAACAAAATTAAAAAATCTTGCTTGACAGCCTCTTCCATGCCTTCAACTAATAAAAATCCATTTAGACCGCCGGCAATTAAAGGCAGTGTTGCATCAAAACCCATCGCTATTCTCCTAAACTAAATACTCGCTTTTTTATTTTATAGTTTAGAGTTCTCCAAACTTGTTATATGGCCGATCTCTACGGCGTCTCTTAAACTTGCGGCCTCCTCGTTTCTTTTTACCAGAGTTGTCATCTCGGTTCTTGCTACGGTCTTTTTCGTTCGATGTTTGCTCGTCATCTTCCTTGTCTAGCCAATCGCGAGACTTATAGTACGACCGGAACATCTTTACTAGGCGACGCTTTGTTCTTTTAAAGAACTCCATGTCCCAGTCATCAAATGACTCTGTAATGAGGAAGCCGCCGCCTAGGGCCTCTCTGAACGCGTAGTTGTGCCATTCGCCCGCCTCATTGTCGGGTACAGGGATTCCGTTTCCTAATATGGTCAGCATATCCTCTAGATCTATCTTTTGCGTCTTTTCGCCAATTGACATCACAAACCCCATACTTGTGTAAATGCCCATGAGTGATACTAGGCGATTAAGTGGGAAAACATATTGGAATAGCATCTCAAACTCAGGGCTCTTGACAATATCTTGGCCTAGGCAATACAAGTCCATATCAAAATCAATGTTCATGATGTGTTGATTGATAGTATGATCTAATGCGTCATATTCTGCGGAAGCGAGTGGGATAATATATTTTGAGTTTTTCAACAAGTACGGCAATTCATTTTCTCTAATACTTGTTCCTCGTTCACCAGACCAGATATCTAATAAAGCAGCTTGATCGGCCGCGGCATCTGTAAGCTCTCCGGGTGAACCCTCTTCGGCATCAGCAAGAGTTATGCCCGTAACATTTAGACCTGACTGCTGTAAGTTTGCGGGAGTGACATAATAAGCCTTTTCCTTTTTCATATTATTATAAATGTATGACCAGTTTTCAGACTCTTTAAGCGACTTGAACAATGCATCAAGCTGTTCAACACACGATTCTGGTGGGATGTAACATAGTCTTAGGCCGTAACGAATTCCCATTTCGCCCTCGATTCCTGTCACTTCTTCCGTTGGATTGCCCTGTCTATCATTTGCGTATGTAAATTCTAGATTGCCAAAGAAGTCTGATAGTTTATTATCGCCATATTGTTCTGAAATGCTCTCAAGCCACTGCTTCCACTCTTTGACATTAACCACGCCATCTATGTGCTCAGGCCTGTTGGTAATTTCATCCGGCAAGGAAACAGTCATTCCCATTCCGTTCTTGTCGGTTACACGAACATACTTTTCTAAAAAGAACTCGCCATTTGTAAATCTGGATTTATACGAGCCTACTGAATAGTAACCGTCATCATTGATTTTTACTTGAACATCTAGTTTGTCTGTGTCGATATTTGTTTCATACTGCTCAAGCGGATTAGTCATTGGCACAACACCGGAGTCTAAGCCGGGTAGGGCCCTTGGGGAGAACGAGGCGCCTACATCAAATATCTTGGGAGACTCTAGCGGCTGGTCTGATTTTTTAAGGCTATATTCAGAATGACCTGCAACGAAGCCGCTTTCGCCAATAAAATATTCATAAATATTATCAATATCTGGCACCAAGCCTGGAATTGGAGAGCCTTCCGACATCGCCATAACAAACCTTTCGGCCATGTACTCTAATTGCTCTTCAATCAAAACTCTTACAATTACATTTGCATGTTCTTCAGTATCTTTGACTGCTTGTAGCAAATGCCACCTTTGGTAAACGTGTAGTTTAGTAGTAAGGCCCACTTTTCTTCCGAAGATAACTTCAGGATCAAATTTTGTTGGATCAATCGGTACTGGAAGTTCGATGTTCCCAAACTTTCTCCATGGATTTAGCCCTGACTTCATCTTTGATTTGTGTAAATCGTCTTCTGACGGATAGTGGAAGTCTTCTTGCAGTGCGTTTAGTGCGTCAATTGCTTTTTGAACTTCAGGCTTAACCTCTCGACCATCTAACTGCATCTGCCTTGCAAAAGACTGTACGCATTGCTCAAGGAAAGTGTACCACAAAGCTTCGCCGCGAAGGAAGCCGCCCTTGCGACTCAGGTTCTGCATGAAGTCTTCCTTCATCGTAGCAAGAATATATTCAACGTATGTGTAATCCAATACCTCTGGAATTTTTGCCTTGAACTTACTAAACATTGGCATCGCCTTGATCAGCTCTTCAACACAATAAATTCTAATCATTGCAATGATGGGGCCTTCCATACCGGCAGCAGAGGAACGGTCTAAAATTCTAGAGTACGGAAGCTCAATAACACAGTCTGGGCATTCTGCTAGTCTAGGATCATCGGGCATCTTCTTTGTTAATTCATCCACCCTTTCTTTGATATCTTCAAAATTACAGACTGGATACCGCTTGGGTTCCTTGCCGTCTACCTCTGGCAATAACAAGTCCCTGATTCCAAGCCAGCCCTCATATTTCGGAGGCTCAATGTAATAAGGCGGACGAAGCCATGAGCCACCATGATCTGCTGGATTTAAGAAGTGCATCCTGGCGTGGTTTGATTGGCCCATAATCTGATTGTCTTCAATGTACTTGCTAATCTTTTTGATGTTAGGTAAACTTCCAAAAATCATATAAGAGTCTCCTAACTCAGGCGCTAGGTCTTCTAGGATATAGTTCATAAACGGCTTGTCGCCGTCAGGACTCATGTACATTTTATCTGTGGCTGTTAAATCATCGTCGGTGCCGGGAGTAAATCCATATTCGTATGCCTCACTGTTGCCCGCAATCATGTTTGCGAAATAGTCTAACAGCGTATTCATCATGTTGTCGTGAGTTTTGTGGCCGGTATAGCCGGTGTCAGCAGAACCTGCAAATGGCAGACTGGCGTTAAATTGATTTACCTGTTCATCGGTCAGGCCCAAAGAACTATACTTTTTATGCAAAAAGTCGTTCCAGCAATTAATTTGTGGCGACAAAGGCAAAGTATCAAGTGTATGTGTATTTCTTAAAGCCTCTGCTTCTTCTGTTAAGCTGCCTGTGATTGTTAGTTCAAACCGAACATCTTCTACTCCTTGTGTAATATCGAAGTCAGGCTCTGCCGAAGCGGTCGCAAACCCAGCTGGAAGGTTCATGAATGGATTTGTGACATCTACAACTCGTAGATGATATACATTGTCAATATTAGTAACGGGTGTTGCTGTTTCATTGTTATCTTCAATTATGTAAGAACCGTACTCAAGATTGAACCCTTCAATAAACTGTAGATTCTCGCTGAGGTTATCTTGCTTGATTCCGCGAGCATTGTCTCTAAACTTTAGTACCAGATCGGGACTTTTGGCGCCAGGAGAAACAAACGGATTCTCTTCTGTGCCCATATAGTTTCCTCTGTCATCACGAGGATATGCGCCTTGTCCGATCATTGAACCAAGCGGAACATCTTCAACATTAAAATATGAATATTCTGTAGGTGTGAATTCAGATGTAGAAACATACCCGTCAGGATTGTGCTTACTGTCCCTAAGATATTCTTTAAAATACTGCCCGACATACTTTGGGTAATGGCCACGTTCACGCTGGTAGATTGGCTTAAGCCATTGTTCAGCAGCGGTACCAGCTAGCGTTTCAGGGTCTTCAATTCCAAATCGTTTTAAGCTCTCCATTTCGTAGTCTACTACGTTACGATTAAAAATTGACTCAAATTGGTGACGGCGCCATGGAAAACCAAGTGTGTCTGACAGAATCATTGACATAAAGCCGCCGCGGCCGTTGATATCACGAGCATAAGCGCGACCAACAATGTCATATAGTCCCTCATTTGCTGCTCCAATAAGATCCATCATCAAAGGTGGATCGCGTGGTACTAGAGCATCTGCTGGAATACAGCCGTTTTCATCGGGCTCTCCAACATATGGAGGCATGTTATTTTCAATAAAGTTCTCAACGCCGCCCTGCATAATGTCTGCAATCTGTGAGATATCGTTAAGGGCGCGGCCGCGCATGGCATCAAACTGTTGCTGAGCCTGCTCTGGCGTTGTCCCGTCTTTACTCAGCAAGATTTGTTCTCTTAGATTTCTAAACTCATCTAGTTCGTCCTTAGTTTTACACAGCATCGGGTTTGCAGGTCGGACGGCCGGGATTTCGTCCTGTGTAGCTCGCAGCTGCATCTTGAACTGGTGTGGTAAAAGATTACCAATGTTTTTGAACAAGTCAGCAATTTGTGTGTTGGAACCGAGCACAGAAGCAAACACTGGATTTTCTGACTCTACGACTTCTTGTACAAGAGAGGTCGCGACTGGGTCGTAGTTACCCAAGAGCAAGTTTGTAAGCTCTCCACCTGTGAGCACCGTTGAAATGTCTGCGATAAGTTGCGTAACCGCGCCTTCATTAGCCATCTTTGCAGCATCGGCAGCTGTGACAGAACCTAGGCCCCTCATAGCGTTATTTGCTACTGTTTGTGCCTCTTCATCTGTGGCGTCAGGGCCGCAGAAGGCGCCTTTAACCATGTCAAGGAATCCACGAGGAGGATCCTCACAATGACCGGCAGCCTCCATTGCAATAGCAGTATTTTGAGCAAACTCGCCACCTTCACTTAATTCAGCACAAACTTGATCTGCGACAGCATTCATGGCTGCTTCTGCTAGTTTTTCAAGCATTGAACACAAAGAATCAAACAAAATCATCACGATCTTTGTCAACAGCCACAACAACAACCTAAAGATAATGTAAATTGCGATTTGATACGCTATCAGCAATAAGATTCTAAAGAAATCTTTCCAGTTTGGCATCTGTAGATTGGGCGGGCCCGGGGCTACCAACCTAAGAACCATGTTGCAGAAGTCGATTTCAAGAGTATTTAGAAAGTCAAGCAGTGGCGGATCCCAAAGAGGCGGAATTGCGCAATCAAGAAGGGCAATAATTTTTGCAACGATGGCGGCGCCGGGTAGGTCTTCCAACACATCCATCAAAGCATCAAAGCCTTTTTCTGAGTAATATTCGAGAATGGCCTTGATATATTCTTGAAGAACAACCGAAACAGTTCCACCAAGTGCTGCACCTAGTGAGCCGCGAGTACCAAAGGGTCCTGGGTCTCCGATTCTTCCTTTATCGAGCGCCTCAATAGAATCGGCATATAGACGAGCGGCCGTGTCTGCGCCAGCTTCAGCAACAGCTAACTGTTCTGACCTAGCTGGTTCTGGCAGCAACTCTGCTTCGGCTTGTAGGGCGCCAAGCGATCTTGAATACTCTGCGTAGTACTCGTTCTTCCATCGATCTGACTTATCGGGGAATGGGTCATCTGATTCAGACCCAGTCCAAGGACCAGCAGGGGTGTCGACGGAGCCATCAGTTGAGTTTGTGACTGTATGCGCGCTGTTGACTCTATTGATTAAATCTTGTAAAGCGGAGATATAATCACCAGATGCTGACGCGATCTGTTCTCCCGTAATTCCCGCGTCTTTGTAACCCTCGATCTCATACTCGGTAAAGTAACCTGCTAAGGCGTTAGCGTGCTGCCCTATTGACAATACATGAGTCATTGCTGCTTGATCCGTAACACTAACTTCGAAGCTGTCTGTGATATAATAACCTAGTCCAAAATATTCTTCTCCAGAAAAGTACTCGGTCCTAACATCATCGACAATAGTCGCTGCTGGGCGGGTGTCGTGTGGATCTTCGATTGATTCTTGCCTTACTTTTGTCTCAAACTCTCTTGCAATCTTTATAGAGGCTCTCATGGCGTCCTCAAAGCCGCGGGCAAGAGCTTGGAGGGCCGGAGTTACAGCAGTCTGAGATTGTCTTGATTCTGCTTTCTCTTTCGCTACAGGACTACCTGGGCCACCCCAAGCTATATTGGAGCCCTTATTGCCCATAGATGGCCTATTGCTAAAGGGTGCTTCTGCTACAGGGTCGGGATCTCCTACCTTGGATTGCCATGGAAGTGTGTGCGCACCAATTGCTGCTTCGACCTTCGCAAGAATTTGTGCTTGATCTTCGGGAGGTAGGCCAACAAATACTTTTTCAAGTTCCACCGCAGGCATTGAAGCCAGAGCGGCAGCGATTAGTACTTCAAGGACCTCATCGAGCGCAAAGCCTTGCATGAGACAATCCAAGAAAGCCAGCATAAGGTCAAATAGGCCGCAGAAAGTAATCTCATCTAGTCCTTTTCTATAAAGCCCTTCAATGTTTTGAATCTCTGCTAAGTTATACTGCAGAGTATTAAGCATTTCGAAAAAGCCAACAAAAATTTTCAAAGCTTCCCGCACAGCAGAAGACATCATTTCAGAATTTGCGTCTTTTAATTTCTGAAGCATCTCCTCGCGTTCTTCTGGGGACATACAAATAAAGTTATGGAACTGGTACATTACAGCATCCCAAATGCTGAACAGTTCGTTCATAAAATCGTCACCCAAATCTGCAAAATATTGGCCCACTGCACCTAGCGGATCGTCACATAAGCCTTCAATTAATTGACCTGAAGTTACTAAATGGGCATTTTCTGCTGCTAGATTTGCATTAGAACGATTGTGCGCCTCACTTTCTGACTCCATTCTATAGCCGCCGGCGCCGTCATTGAGAGTGGGATCCCAAATTTGCTGGGGGCCTCTGTAGGTTGGAGAGTTTGGATCTGTTGATTTATATGGCCACTGGTCGGCATTTCTTTCCACTTCAGCAAAGGCACCTTCTGTAAGTGTTCTTTCACGGGGAGCCGGTGATGTTAAGTGATCTCCAATGGTTTCAGCATCTGGGATTCCCATACTTCTGCGGACTGAATTTAATTTATCACCAACTTTTTGAAGCGACCCCGGAGTCTTGGCTTCAATTTTTTCAGTTTCTGTCATCTTTCCGACAGCATTTGTAATAGCATCAAGATCTGCTTCTGTAGCTTGCCCGACTGCAGCTGAAGCTATAGCGGAGACAGCACTTGTCATGTCGGCGCCTTGATTAATAACAGGTGTTGGAAAAACAAACTTTTGTGCGAAGTCGGTCCACTTCATCATGCCTTGTCGTTGAATTAGGGCCCCGACAGCTTCTTGAATGTTTATTAGCCAATGTAACGTAGTGGGTCGATTAAATGGCTCAGTTCCTCTAAGAGAAGAAATTTGAATTGCTTTATACTCTGATGGTGTTTCTCGGCAAGAACCATGCGCTGTAACAATGATCCGTTCAAGGGTGCCGTCTTCCGCTAAGCCAAACTCTACATTGTTTGCTTCTTTAAGACCGGTATCCGAACTAGCTCGCCCCGATTCTCCTCTAGATTCTCTGAGTACCCATCCCTTAGTCCTTAAAAACTCGTACAGAATAGGCTTTACCTTGCGCAGATAATCCGCTTCTGTATTTAAGTTGACTGGAGCACCCCCTGGAAACCTAATTGATCCTCTCTGTGTCTGGTAATAGATTGCTTGATACTTAGCGTACACGCGGAGGCCTTCGACAAGTTTGTCAACTTGTTGGTCGAAGTCTTGCATCTCAACTTCACCAGTCTGTACAACCTCTCGCGGAGGAATAGCCTCTTCAATTTCTGGTGAGATCTCGGGAACATCGGATGAGTTTGGCAACATGTCAAACTCATTTGCGGGAATCTCGATCAAGACTCGCATTTTCAATTTGCGGCGGGGAGGAATAAAGTGATCTGTGGCGCCTGCTAGCTTAGTAGCAATAGCTACCGTGTTTTCGTCCAAAGCTTTATTAAAATGAGCTAACAGTCTAATCGCTCCCGCCTTGGTATATTCATCGAGGCGGGCCTGAAGGGTGGACTCACCACCAGTTCCTTCGTATTTCGTTCTTAGATTGATTGAATATGTACACTTTCTTTTGTTTAAGAATGGTTCATTTTCAGTCGTCTTAGTCCAATCAATGTTTGGAGCAGCAGGATTTGGAACACACGTCGGACAATCGACCACAGGTATAGCTGGGCCGGGTTCTTCAGGCACACATTGACTTTCATACGTTGGAATCGTTTGATAGTCAATGAAGCTTGGTTCTTCGGATGATGTTTCTGTTTCTTCTGTAGTTTCTGAACTAGAAGTATCTTCTGCCATTTCTAATCCTATAAATTATAGCGATATCATAATTGTCGAACTGTTGATATATCGCATTCCGAACACTTGTAAATAGGTTAATTTGTAAAACATGGTATTGATCTTTTGTGAAAAGAGAGGTAGGTGAACGTCTGATAACATCTTTATAATGTTTTGAATACCCGCACTTGCCATCTCTGGTGAGGGCATCGTATAGAAGGGCGTACTTGGATGCGTGTGTACTGCCATTACCATGTTCATAATCGTCTGCTCTTTAGCCAAGTTGACAACGGCCCCCTGAAGCTGATTTACTAACCCAATTAGTTCGTCTAGAGCCTCGACTAGATTATCTCCAGCTACAGCAGGTTGAATCCTTTCAACAGTAAACAAGCCTTTGGAGAGTGAAAAGTGTCGGGAAGTGCCCAGCTGGTTGCCAGCTATTAGTTCAATTTTGGGGGCAGGCCTAATATTTTTAGCACCGTGGGACATCTTTTCTCCACCGGGGCCAGCTTGTGTGTTTTTGGCGCGGCCTGTGATAATCTTAATGCCGCCGCGGCCAACGAGTCGGATTTGATCGGCTTTTGCTACAACCGCTGACTGTGCAGTATAGTTGCCTTGTGTTCCGGGTGAGAGGCCAAAGTTTTTATCACAATCTGTTTTTTGTGAAATATATACTCGGGCGGCGTCGTTAAACATGCTCGGTGCAACAATATCGTCATCGGCTGCGCCGGCGGGGGTTAGTAGCCCATTTCCTTTACTTGAACCTCTACCTACAACCAAATCGATAGTACCGCAGTGAGAGTGCCCTGCTCCACCGTAACCAGAGGCGCGGCCGGAGGGGCGGTCTCGGCCAAGAACAATCCATGAATTGTTTTTTCCAGAGATAATTGATTCACAAGGAGCAACGTCAAATGTGGGGATGGGCTCAATCATCGTCTGACAGTTAAAGCCCTCCACCGGGGCGCGGCGCTCTTGGGCTGCAGCTTCTGATTGTCCAGATTCTCGCGGATCTGCTAGCGCTTCATCTAGTTCATTTTGCCGGGTATCGCTTAGGCCCTCTCTATAAGCTCCTTCAGTCCGGCCTTTTCCAGTAATTCCCATATCTTATATCCTTTTAAACCTGTGCACTGTTTCGATAATCTGCAAACGTATAATCATTCGGATCTGTGTTCGCTGCCGATGCAGCATCATAAAACGATTTGCCAGTTTCTTTGCTATGTGTAGCGCCCCAATCAACATGAATTGGATCGTAGTTTCGCCAATGACCACCCCAACGCATTCCTTCTTGCTCTGCTATAGCAACAAGCCCTGAATCAATCCACTCGTTTTTGTTCGTATGGGACATGAGCATCTTACCGCTTGACAACGTTGGGTTAAAATCAAGGGCCCAGCCATTCGAATGATAACTCCAGCCCGCGGACGGCTCAGGATCAGTCTTGCCTCTTGCAATCCACTCGCGGCGGAGACGCTGCTGATCTGACGTATCTCTGAAGGAACTGTTTAATCTAAACTTTATGGTTTTTTCAGACCAGCACCTGTAAAGAAATGATTTAACTACTGGTCTGAAATCTGGATGTAATCCTGCCAAAAGGGGTGCGTGCTGTTGTTTATTTGGTAAACTAGCATCATTATCATAATTATTTGCTAATGTGGCGCGCTCTGCGGGCGACCGAGGGATGGGTGGAGCGCGATTTGTTGGGGCGTTACTCGATGCACCAGTACGATGATCGCCTACAGATGTCGTATCTCCAGAACCAAATAATTCCGCCATAGTATCACATCCATTTCTCAAGTTGTTCGCGGCGTTGCCAAAGACCTCAGAGCTGATGGCTGAAGGTCGAAACATGGCCTTGTAGTTTGGTGAACCCTGACGGCCTCCTGAAGGTGATTTTTCATACGTTACCCAAACGATATCTCCTACCGAAGGGCGAGGAGGCTGCATCACAGCTTGGCCAGCGCCTCTAACATTTTCATTTTGTTGAACCGTTGCATAAGAATAAGCGTAGGGGTGCTTATCAATTGCGTCTTGTACTTCAATAGGTAAATCCTCGACGGCGCCAGGAAACTCTGCCAAGCTAGTACACGGATCTGTCAACGCTGAATGAAGCTCGGGGATTCTGATTTTAAATTTATATCTAACTGCGCCATCTGTCCGAGGCTCGTTTTCTCCCGGTGGTGGCGCAGAAGTCAGTACAATTGCTTTATACTCTATTACTCCAGCATTAGTATCGCGGGTGTGAGACCCGACCATTGTTTGATTCATGCGATTTACTGCTAAGAAATTGAACCGATCAGCCTCATATTCATATAAGTCTGCTCCGTGTCGAGTAACTTCTGGATTTAGGCCGCCGGGCTTGTATACGGTCATTTATCTATACGTCTCCTGAGCTTATTAAGTCAAACAGTTCCTTCTTGTCATTTTCAGACAGTGCATCAGTCGTGTTTTCTCGTTTTTGGAGAAGCCCCATTACCTTTACAAGTTGTTCATTGGAACGCTGCAGTGTCTCTACATACTTGGCCGCGATTTGGCCCACAGTTTCGTGTGCGTCAGCCTTGCTGCTCATATAGTTGATCGCATCGTTCAACAGCTCTTTGGTAGTCTCTCTATCATTTCTGATATTATCGACTGCTTCGTTAATGTAGTCATCTAATTTCATAACTCGCCTTGATCCCATTTACCTTTAAACGTTCGATAACGCTTCCTCATCTTGTTCAAGTTGTTTACAACTTGCTTGGTATTCAGGCCCGTAATCTCACGCAGGTAAAGGTAAATAGCTTTTTTGTTAAAAATTTCGATGTCGTCTGGGTTCGCTAGCAAAATCTTAATGGCTTCGTAAACCTTGCGCTCGTTGCCCCTCATCGTCTCGACATCCCATGATTCCATCTCTTTCCACAATAGGTTCCAGAATTCAAGCTCCATTCTGTGTGGCATGTATTGATTAACAGTTGACATATGATCCAACTGTGTCTGCATTGGTACAGAATCAATATCTGTTTCTCTTATCTTTTGCTTTTGCTGCTTCTTTACTTTATGAATAAACCAATTTTTTGTAATTACAGAGAAATACGAAAATGCCTTTTTTCCTCTTGAAGCATCGTATTTGTCTAAAATTGTTGTTAGCCAAATCTTGCATTCTTCCCTTAACTCATCTACATTAGACAAGTTGGTGAAATTATAAGTGTAGCAAATCTTATCGACCATCTCTGAAAATGCTGGGCCTATCCAATTTTCGTACAGGTATGTGCGCTCCCTCAAGTCTTGCGTAGCAACGTATTTAATAATCGCCTGCTCGTGCTCAACTGTAAAATACTGTTTAGAGTTTTTACTCCTGCGTCTGCGTGCCATCTTCGGGCTCCTCCATCTCTTCTACATCGTCTTGTGCTGGTAAATCAAACAAGTCATAGAACTCTTCATATTCGTCAAATGAAGCAGACAAATCTCTTGCATGATCAATCAGCGCTTGCAGCGTTTCGTCTCCATAGTACATTTCTAGTTCATAAACATATTTTAAATGCACCGCAAACGCAGTAATAGAATCTTTGAGCGAGCCAATTCCTTCAGATACTGATGCGAACTTAACTAAAGAAATGCGCGTATAATAAATTAGCAATCCATTTATTGCTAAAGATGCTAGTAAAATTACACCTAATATTACGGCCGCTTGGACAGATAGGCTAATTGTCATTTATAAAATCCTCATTTTTTAAATTTGCGCGCTGTTGTTCTAGCTCTGTTCGAGCAGACTCAATGTGGTCTTCAACGCGTTCTTTGACTGTTGTGTCGGAGGATTTCGATGCAGTGTTAATTCGTGGACGAGAAACAAGTTTAACGAGATATCCGCTGCTAAGACACAGAGGACACTCGCTAATTTGTTCATTAATTGAATGAAATACTTCCGATGATTGCTCACAAGATTCGCATAAATACGAATACCTTGGCATCATTCTACCACAAAACTTGAATCACTTTCAGTAGTTGTGACATCGGGCGAGGAGGCCCTTACAATCGGTGGGTTCATAACTACTAGGCCAGTGTCTGACAGCCTAAACTTCATCCCCTTTAGTACGGGAACAATATCGCTCTGCTCCAACAAGCTTCTCTGCAGGGCCATCATTACCGCCCCAAGTGCTTGATCTGAGAGTGTCATATTTTTCTTTGTTTCTTCGCTCATTTTTGCTCCTTTTTCCAATGTGCGGGATTCATTGCTTTATCGTCAATGAACAAATCATAAATTGGTTTTCCCAATTTTAAATCATGGTACTTAACGCCCCAGGCATCAAGTTGTTTTTTGGTTACTTCATACCAGTCGATTCCACTACCCGTGCCGCGGGCTGTCCAGTAAACCACTGTGTGACCGTTTTCATAATACTTATTAGCTTTTTGGATATTCTCTACAATCGGCGTAGATAAAGAATAGTCTCTGCTTTCAGGTGTGTTAGCAATTGTCTCATCAATGTCAATAAAAACAATCATATTATTTTCCTTTAATACATTATAAACGATATTGTTTTATTTTTAAAATTTATTCTCTGTTATAATCGTCACTTAGTCTAACAATATCGTCTTCACCAAAGTAGGTTCCGTGTTGCACCTCGATAAAAATCAATTCATGTTCGGTATCGTTTTCGACGCGATGGCGTACACCAATTGGAATTTGAATTACTTCGCCCTCGATGTACCAGCCTTCAGCATCGTCTAGTGTCACCTTGGCAACACCTTTGACTACTGTCCATACCTCGCCGCGCTGGTGGTGATATTGGTAGCTTAGACGCTGGCCAGGATTTACTGTGATTCTTTTTACCTTACAGTAGTCTGTGTCCAATAGGTTTTCGAACTTGCCCCAAGGACGCTCTTCAATGTAATTCATTTGTTGTACCTTCCACATTTAAAAAGTCTACTAATGGGACTTGCCAATCTTCGAGAGACTTAAATTGTTCTTTGCTTATTAAAAATCTTTTTGACTCTTCGTCAACGCTCTGATTTCTGACCTCTGGTGCTATCACATAATTTAAGGTCAGCATGTCTCTAGTACCTTTAGTAATCTGGCTACCCTTGTGAAATCCGTTTGTTGTTGCAATTAACAGATCTCCGTAGTTTGCTGTCAGATGCACAATTGATTCAGAGCCATACATTTGTACAATTTGAGAATCTTCCCATCTATGCTGCAGCTGCCAATTACGCGGCATCTTGATATTAGAACCCTTCACGTAAGTAAAGGGCCCATTGTCTTTGTTGACATCATTTAAGTACACAAAAAACTTTATGAATTTTACAGGGCTATTGAAGTCTCTATGAAACTTATTTGTGCCGTTGTTTTTAGTGTATCTTACGTCCGATCTTCTGAGATTGCAAGTTCCTAGCGCTGGGGTACATCTGTAGTAAGTTGTCGCAATGTCTACAAGACGTTCGTCCAGTGCGATATCAAGGACATAATCAGAATTTAAAAAGGGCTGATCAAGTTGCAGATGGCTTCCGGCTTGAACGCTTTTAATGTGCTCACCAGTTTTAAGTTTTTGTCTAAATTCATTTGCCAAAAGATCTAGTTGTTTTAAATCAAAAAAGTTTTCAATCTTGGCATATCCTTTTGTATTGATGCTATCGATTACGTCTTGGTATTTTTCAAGCCCTTCATGATTAAACTGTTTATATTTCTCTCTTCTTTCAGTAATCTTAGCGTTATAACGATTAATTGCCTTCTGCTGGCCGCAGTAAAACTCACACTCTTTATCGGTTACCCACCGTTTTGAATCAATTACCATGATAGCATTTTTCCGTTTTGAGTCAAATTTAGCAAATATCTATTTGCTTCCTGCATACATTTTGAAAGTTCTTCTGATTGGGCTATCGGGTAGATACTTTCTTTTACAATCTTTACTTGATCTAAATGATATTGAGACAAAAAGGAAAATATGCGACGATTTTGTTCACATATCTCTTCATACCTATTAAGATTGTGTTCAATTTTTGCAATCCATTGGTCGGTGTTAAAATTTTTAATGTCGGCTTGCAACCAATAGTCTTGCATAGAACCTTGATAAAACATTAAATCTCCTTCTGTTTTCCACATATTACTTTTATAAGTCATAAAGGGGCAACTAGCAGCATAACTCATAACACTACCGTGATGGCGACCAGTTACATTTAAAAGTGAGTCTTTACAATTTTCGTAATAATCTTGAAAATTTAATTTTTTGTGAAATATGTTTGGTCCTTTAATGCCTCTTAAAAATTGTCCATCGGACACAGGATTTGAGGGCCAATCAAGGATGTCGCACTCGTATCCTTTTTGAGCAAAATGATTTATAATTTTAGAAAAATTGTTAACATTTTTTTCACTATTAAAAAGTGAACTTTTAGTAAAAGAGCCGGCGCCGAACATAATTCTTTTTCTAACATTCTTCTGCTTTTTTTCACTTAAATCATATATAGCTGTTCCTATATCTGGTGCTAGGTACAAATTATTTACGCCGGCATTCTTTAAAAATTCATATGATATTGGGTCTCGCACAGTGACGGCCTTACAGTGTTTAAACACAGAAAGCCATTTTGATATCTCTCCGCGGCGCACAAAATTTTGAAACTGAACTCTGGGGTCGAACGTAAAATTGCACAGATACACTGCAGGGGCTCGTTTCAAAGACGCTTTTACAGCTTCGTAAAGTTTTAATTCGCCGCCGGCGGACATAGAACCTTCCCCATTAACATAAACCACATCATATTCTTTTTTAAACTTTGAGCGCTGCTCAAGATAACTCTTTTGTAGTGTGTTGACAAAAGTTATTTCAACCTCATCATACACTTGCTTAAAGGTGTCTCTTAGCATGTGAGACACTAATTGACAACCTAAATTTTTTGATATGATTGTATCATTTAACAATAAAATTTTCACTTGTTATTCCACATGTATAAACTTTCAGCCATTGTAAATTGCCATTCATAATCAATGTCAAAAACTTCTTGCTCTTCCATTTGAAACAGTTTAATATCACCGGGAATATTAAAGTCTCCCATCCATATTCCTTCTTTAATTCTGTCTAGTCTACCGGCATAGAGACAATGTGCGGCTTCATACACTGGTGCAACCGTTTTGGTATTCATCACCGCTTCCGTTAGTGGAGTTATCAGATCCTTGTTGAAATTCCAAAAGTAATTCTTTTTTCTAATTACGCCAAACATTCCATCTGATTCTGTGTATGAGTATGTCCTGACAAACGTGTCGATTGTTTTTGAAGTTAGAAACGGAGCACAGGCGTTTACTAGCACACAATATTTATGAGGCAATTTATCCCACCATTCGTACATATCTGTCATAGGCGTACCTTCTGACTTGGCTGATTTTTCTGATCGACGGTAGATATTAACGTTATGCTTTTCACCAATTTTAAGTAATTCAGGTTCATGCACAGACAAGTAAAAGTTTTCTTGTGGAAAACTTGTACATTTTTTAATCTTTTCTAGCGCAATGTCTGTTAGGGTAGTATCGGCAAACGGACGAATCATCTTTTGGGGTACTCTTTGAGAACCTAGCCGAGCTTGGATAATTACGGCCACATCATCTAATGCTTTTATGTAAGTCACTGCCGCCTCCTAAATTGATGTACTTTGTATTTGGGTTAAAGTGTTGCGCGTACTGCCAAAAGTAGTCATACTGCTGAAGGTACTGCTGCTCTGAAAAGTTTGATGGCAGCGTAGTTTTGCCGGGTTGAAATGCATGGTTTCCTTCATATATTGGCTTAAACCCATCGAAACCACAAAACTTAACTGTTGAGGCGCCGATGGCTGAGGCGAAAAGAATCATCCTAACTCCGATACCTAAGCGGCCATAAAAGTTAGAATGCATAAAAAAATATTTATCGTAATCGTCAAACTCGTAATTGAACCACTTATCATGTACCTCAAAACCTAACAGTGGCCGAAATGTTTCTCTATACTGTATCAGTTTCTCGTCCGAAGGATCGACCTCGGCCATCAGCATTGCTAAGTCTACCTTAGTACTTTGCAACTTAGGATTTCGAAAAAAATGATTGCAAGTCCACAGATAATCGTACTCTTCCTGCTGTAAATCTAAAGATAATGTAGATGGGCCACCACCCATAATAAGAACTGTAGTTCCCAAATACTGTTTAAATTCGTCGCGGTCACTGTATGCTATGTGTTCATTCACCACAGCATTTGGGCAAAAGCCTTTAAACAATAAAGATGCATCCCGCACCACCCACTGTGGAAACGGGACTGTCGCTCTATGATGGACAAAACACTCTTGCAATCTAGTCACCTCTTAACTTCTTTCGAACTGGCAGTTCACCTTCAGTAACTCGCTTTACGCCGTCACCAAGAGCCACCTCTAGCTCCCTAACACCCTTTACAAGCTTAATCAGCCCCTGCGGCTCTACAGACGCTAAATGGTCAGAACCCCACATTGTTCGGTCTAATGTAATGTGCCTTTCAAGAATGCTCGCACCAAGATATACACTGGCTACAGTAGTGCCCAGTCGAAACTCGTGGCCACTGTATCCAACTTCGCAATCATAACGTTCACGAAGAGTTTGAATACATCGCAAATTCAAATCTTCTAGTGGCGCTGGGTATGTTGAATTGCAGTGCAGTAGGGCAAACTCTGCCCCTTCTTGTCGCATCCACTCGACGGCCTGATCAGTTTCATCAAGCGTCGACATTCCTGCTGAGAAAATCACCTTCATTCCTGTTCGCGCACAACCTCGCATCAACTCTTCATTTGTAATCATTGCAGACGGCACCTTAATAAAGGGCAAATCGTATTGACCTAAAAACTCTAGACTATCCATATCCCAAGGAGAAGCAGACCAAGCAATTCCCTTATCACGGCAATATGCATCAATCTCATCATACTCTTCTTTGCCAAACTCGACACGATACTTGTAATCAAGATAAGTCATTCTGCCCCATGGTGTATCTCTCATGGTGTGCTTTTGATGTTCCGGCACACAAACGTCTGGGTTTCTCTTTTGAAACTTTACAGCATCGCAACCAGCAACAGCGGCAATATCGATAAGTCGCTTTGCGATGTCGAGTGAGCCATTGTGATTAATTCCAATTTCAGCAATAATATATGTAGACATTAGATATCCTTTAATTTGATGCGAGGTATTTCATCGCTTAGTGCACTTACTTTGCTAACCAAGCGAAGGTTAATATTTCTTTGCTTAAGCCAATTATACAATGGCCCAGAGCCTTTTTGTACCATTTCGTATTCAAAATTACGATTACTTGTCAAATGGGTTTCACCTTCGTAGAAGTGCTCTCCAACTTTTGAGCCAGAATCCCATCCAATTGCATAGATGTTTTTGATCCCACAATGAACCGCCATATAGATAACGGTTTCCATTGTGATGCTTGGCCCACACGGTCTTTCGATCATCTTGTCGAATGTGCCGCGCTCAAACTCATAATTCTCACAAAGTCGCCCAAGGTTATTGTTTGGATATACCAATGGATCTAGAACCCTACAAAACACGTCCCAGTGTTGTGCGGGTGCAAACCTTGTGCGGGCATGTTCTTCAGTGTATCCACTAGACGCAATCACGACGGGACCACGCTTAGCGCTGTACATATAGCCCGGATATCCGTTAATCATTGGCAGATTACAATCATTGATGAAATGAAAGTCAGCCATGCTCTTGTATTCTAAGTATGCCTGCTTTACAGTGAATACGGCAGCTCTCCGCTCCTCTACCTTCTCTTTGACTTGCTTAGGGTCTACATGGCCCAAAGATGGGCCAGGAGCCAACAGAAAGCAATCTTTTTGATGATAACAGTTGTGCAAAAAATCAATCTTTTGCTTATAGTCCTGCATATCATTCAGGGACGTCCTGATGCTTCTCGTTTGCTGCAGCATTTACTGCTCCTGAACAATTGTGTCGTAGATAAGCTTTCCTAGCTTTACGCTATCTGCTGTAACTTCAAACATGCAATTTTTGGCCGTAGTAGCACGAGAGGAAAGAGTCCCATCTTTCCATGCGTCGAAAGCATTCCTAAACTGTTCTCTAGCAGAGTGATAGTCTGTTTCAAACCAGTTGCTGTCACAAGTGTATACAAGAGGAAACACCGTGCAGTAAGAAGGAGTCTTGTAGCAGTTTACTATAAAATTAGACTCAAAATCTGTAAACCCGACGTGACCTCCCTGGTTGTGTACCAGCACTGGTGTTTCGTTTGCAAGTGCTTCTGCGATTGGTAATCCAAAACCCTCGGCCCTACTTAGAAGAGCAAATAGGTTGCTTTCTTTATAAAGATAATTCATCTGCTCTTTTGGAAAAAGCCCATACAAGAAATGCAGCTTACATTTTGGAGTATTCATATCCTCTGTAAGCATAGAATTTTTGATCTTCTTGATCTCTCTTAGCATTTCATTTTTTTGATACTCTTGATACTCGGCGCGGGTGTCCTGAATATTGCCGTATGTCTTAACAATCAAAGTTGCTTCCGGGGTTTCTTTAAACTCCATGTAAAAAGACTTAATAACATTTTGTAGTGCCTTTCTGTCTGTCCACTGGCCTACTGTTAATACGGTGAACTCATCTTCCTTAATGACATCCGCAACCTCCGCAATTTTGTCATTTTCGATAAATGTCTCATTAATCAAGTGTGGTACCACTTGTACTGGGGTCTCTGCCTCTCTAGACGCGAAGAACGAATCAAACGTCTCCTTATTCCACTCACAAGGAACAATGACCTTATCAACGTCTAGATGTTCTAAAATATCACCCCAGATGTTTGGAACAGAATCCGTTTCCCACACTGTCAAGCAAGTTGTTGTAAGTGACTTTGCCGAGGCAGGCCGTGTTGATGGAATCTTTACCGCATACGTCGGAGGGTGATGAAACGCATAATGGTAATTTCCATCAGATACCCATTTATCATATTCTTCTTGAGTAGAAAAAGTAAAACGGTTAAGAAACTTAGCCTCTTCTTCTGTTAAAGAGCTAGCTTGATCTGCACTAATGGACAACAGCTTTAAATCAACCTGCTCTTCTAACGTATCAATATAATCCGAAAGGCATTTCAAGTAGCCGCGTCCGGCAACAGCATAGCCAGATGGGTCTCCTAGCTGGCCTTGATAAAGAATCTTCTTTGTCATAGGGTAACAACCTGATCTGTCAGGCCAGGAGTTGCTACATTGCCACTAATTGCTGCAGCTTCCAGAACTGAGTTAACAAACTTTTCATTTTGCTTGCGTTCTGAGAACTCTGTGGTGATAATTTCCTTTAGAGTTTTTGACTTGCCAATGGCTCGGTCATAGTTCTTAAAAACAGTACGCATAGCCTTTCTGTAGGATGTCGCGACAGGGTAGCACCACATTGACTGTTCAATAAGCACGTTTTCCCATACTGCTTCTTTTTGAATTGGTGCAATTCTGTATTCGACATCTGTTGCTAAAAACTTATGCTTTGTCTTAGACTTCTTTTTGCCTGATCTTAGCTTTGAGGTTCGTGTGACTCTTGCATTCAAGAAGTCCTTTTGGCCACCCCAGTTTGGTGCAATAATTGGCAATCCGCTATAAGCTGCTTCAAAGATAGGTAGCCCAAACCCTTCTCCATGAGCAATATTAATAAACGCATGAATATTCTTATTGGTATAAAGGCCAAGCATTTCTTCGTCTGTCATGTTTCCGTGAAGCAAATAAATTTTACATTTGTGTTCACCAGCAGACTCTTTAAGCTTTTTTAGTCTCGTTTCACAGAGATTTCGGTCAACCAATGAATTCCTCATGAAGTTAGCCTTAACAACCAAGCCTACATTTTCATCGTCTCTAAACTCTTCGATAAATCCAAGAATTGTATTTTCAAGATTTTTGCGAGGACCCCACTGAACTACTGATAAGAAGTTAAATTCTGTGTCAACATCTAGCTCAATAGGTGTAGGAGAAGTCTCCGTCTTAGCTGGAAAGTTTACAACATCTACGGGAGTAGTGCAGTTGACTTGAACTTCCTGGCCAAACTCATTTTGACCGGTGTACACCGTATTTACAAAACCAGACTTTGTGTGTTCTGAAACTGCAATGATGCGGTCGATTTCATTTGCTTTTTGCATCCACGGAAGTGAGATGTGTGTGGTCTCTGTTCCTGCAGTGAAACCAATATTTACCGATGCTAGCTTTTCCCACTCTTGAGGAATTGTGACCTGAATAGCGATGTCGAACGGGTTCGTTCCGACTGTATTGCAATGCTTAATATGTTCAGAAGTAGAGATAATATTCTTATCCAATTCCTCTCTCTCAGGTGAGTCATCTACAATCCATCCGGTTTTTCCCCAACCAGTGGGGACAACAAATACATCAAATTTATCAGGCTGACTTTTTAGGGCCCTATATGCAAATCTTGCTTGTTCGCCATAGCCGCTCCGTGTAAGAATCGGCCCTCTAAGTAATACTTTCTTTTTCATTATTTAATCTCCATAAAGTCCCAAGACTGGTAGCCTTTTCGTGTATCCCATGAGCCGTACTTTTCAACTGTTTGATCTACTAAGTCGACCCATTGCTTTTTAAAAGCAGAAAACCCGTAGTTTGTCGATACATGGCTTCTTCCTTGAAGACCTAACATGGCGCGCTCTTCGGGTGTCATATCATACATCTTCTTTAGAGCGCCTACCACTGATGCAGCATCAAGACGATCTTCATAGATGTAAGGCACCTGTTGTGAACCAATAATTGACTTACTTGTTGGCTCTAGACCGATTCCAAACCAGTTTTCACCATCTGTTACCTGTTCCTGTAGGCCGCCAGTCATATTTACGATGATTGGGGTTCCGCAAGACAATGATTCAAGAGTTGCCAAGCCGAACCCTTCAGCATCTGAGATATTGATGGTGCAGTCTGCCATATTATAATAAAGCGCCATCTGCTCAGGCGGAACCTTTGCTACTGACAAGTAGACCTCTCCATTTACGAGACCTAAGTTGTTTAAGATTGCATTTAGATCTTGACCATTAGGATCTTTTGGATCCGTGTGCATAATCAACCTTGCCTTGTCGTGTCCGACAATATCTAAAAATTCTTTAAACCAACAAATAAGTGAACCGCTTTGCTTGCGACGAGCATTACGGTTGTTCCAGAAAAACGTTAACTTATCTTGCCAAACATCACCCGCGCGCAAAACAGTTTCTGCGTATGTGGCCACTTGCTCTGGCGGTAGTGGCTTAAAAATTTGTTCGGCTACTGCATGAGGTACATAATGTGCATCTACACTAGGCGCAACGGTTTGCACAATATCGTGAGTTACTTTTGAAATAGAAGCAATCACATCATTGGATTCGTACCACACCTTGTTAAACTTTGGATAAGGGTAGTTATCCCATACATGATAGTATAACATAGGACATAGAGAGCGAACTTCGTCTTCCATTTCCCATAGCCACTGATAAAATCGCGGGTCTGTCATGAACCATACTAGATCAGGGCGCTCAGTTCTAAGAATTGATCTTAGGATCTCAGGATTTCCATATCCATCAATCGGAAAAACCACCCAATCATCTGCGTATGGTTCAATCTTTTGTGGAGTATAGTCATTGTGCTTGATAGCGCCTCCGAGTGAAATTACTCGATAGCGGCCAGTTTCCAACAACGCTTGCAGTACATAATTTGTCTGCGTCCCTACTCCACTAGGGCTAAGCGGGTGATCTGACATTGTCAGAATTGTCTTTTTTGTCACGTTTTGTTACTCCTTTATCACGGACAGTGCTCAGTATTTTTAAAAGCACAGCGCGAACATGAACTCTTATTCTTGATAAATCGAGAATTTGTAATATTATACAAAGCTTTTTGTAAAAGTTTTAGAGCATTTTCTGTTCTTTTTGGGCCAGAAGTTACTCTAAAGAATTCGACATTCTTTTCTTTAGCGGTGCGCTTTAGAAGTGCAAAGTGCGTTTCAATATTTGCAGGATCAAGTCCATGCTTTAACGCGTAAAAGTGCTTGTAAAAAATTAGCTGATATACAACCATAGGATCAGCGCGCTTACGAGCATCCCATCCCCAAGAGCAGGATTTCCAGTCAATAACGTGAATTTTGCCATCGGGGGTCCGAAGTACAACATCAATAAATCCTTTAAATTTTTTGGGGCTTCCTTCAATCGGAACCATAAGCTCTTCTTCAGTTGTAAGAATTTCATATCCATCTGGAAAATACTCCTTTAAGGCCGGCTCAATCTGCGGAAGAATCTTTGTGCCTTGCCGCTTTAGATCAAAAATCAACTTGTCATTTACCTGTACGGAATCTGAAAGAAGCTTTTCTACTTCCTTCTCGACTTCCATAATGAACAACTCTTCTTCAGGAATAGTGACTGTTGAAAGCAGCTTTTTTTCACAAATAGTATGAATAGCGCTTCCAAAAGCAGTGTACTCGTTACCAACAAAACCTTTTAGTTTATCATGATGCACAAGCTTGTGATAAAATGCGCATGTATTCCAATCTTTGAGTTCACTAAATGAAATATGTGGCTTCATATTGATTCTATTCCGTTGTGTTGTTCTTGGTTTTTCTACTTCTTGTAGTCTTTGATGTTCTTCGTTGCTTTACGGTCCTAGGCTTCATTTCAAACCTAAACGTTCCAAACAAGTTTCTTCGCCCGGGCTGCGGCCTATTGTCTAGCGTTGTGGACTCTAGGGCCACAAGCGGCTCTGCAAGTTTTTGTCCGTACTTTTGGCGCGCTGCAGCAATTGCATCGTTAATCCCAAATGTAGCTTTTGGGACATCTTCTCTCGGGTTATATTCTTTCAACGACACCTGTAGAACCGCGACATTGTTGGATTCATTAAATTCAATTGTAACAACATTATTATCCATCATACACTCCTTTTACTAATTTGTCAATCTTATTAAACAATCTTGGACTAATTTTTTTAAGATATTCCCCATCATGAAGAAAATAATCTTCAAATCCTGTGGCAAAATATTCGCGCAGCGAGGTCGCTGCATATGGTGTAGTATAGACACCTACGAGTAATTGGGCTAGTCTCTCGTACCCAATTTTTTTATACAACAACTCATCAAAATAATGATCATATTCTACCTGCATAAATGCAGATTTGCTATTTTGTGATACGAAGTTGTAAGCAGAAAGCAATTCATACATTTTCATTCGCTTGCCTAAGAATTCTTTTTCTACTACACCATCAGAATAAATAGCATACCCGTATGGCTGCTCCAATGAATGAGCAATCTCATGCACTAAATCGTCAACCATATCATCATTGCTTTTTTGTTCATTAGAAATATAAATCGCGCCTGAATCATACATGGCTGTGACGGCTTTATCTTTTAGATGTTGGTAATCTCCAATAAAAATAGTGTCCACTTCTTTTACCATGTGGCCCGGGACAATGTCTTCTATCGTTTGTAGCACATCAACCACGTTTACGTTATCAGGCAAAAAATCCTGTACATACACATACGATGTACCGTATAGGCTATATTCTCTTCGGGTCTTAGCTGACTCTTCTAGAGTTTTCTTAATGTAACCAACTAAACCATTAGCAGTATTTTCATCCTTCATTCAAACACGCTTTGTTTTCTTTAGCTTGCTCAGCTAACATTTTTTGTCCCTGGTCAACATCATGGATTGCCTGTTGGTATCCTCTGATCCAATTTTCTTCTGCTACTACCATCAAAAACTCAGGAAACTCTTCGGCTAGCTGCTCAACAATCATTTCAACAGTTACTTCTTCTGTTTCTTTCTTTGTACCAACATATTCCAAAAGAAGGTCTTTTAAAGGACCTTCAGGCCATGGCTGCTCATTTTCAAAAGCAGCATCAATTTTTTCTTTTTGTGCGTTGTCAAACATGTTTTGATGAATTGTCATTATTATTCCTTATTGTTTAATATAACATACTTGAACTAAAAGTCAAGAGATTTATTTTAAGTATAATCTATTTGTAGTCTGGTTTGTAGTCTTTTAGTAGATCGTACAGCTTGCCGGGCGACAAATTAGGTGTTTTGTAGATTGGCAGTTTGTCCCATTTAACGACTCTGGCTTTTACTAGCGCGTGTGCAATCCACTCAGAGCAGTACCACTTATCTCTATGTTTTATTAGGTAAGGGAGCATTTGAGATAGTATCATTCCTAGCCAGTCGTATTTTGCTCCATTTGTTTCTTGTATAAAATGATGTAATTGTTCAATTTGGTATTCTTGAACAGGGCCTCTCCAACTTAATTCAAAATCTAAAAAGTCCCAATCTTCTAAATTTTTAACTTGATAAACAGATCTTGCTGACACGGTAGAAGTAAGGAATGGTGAAATACTCACCCAGGTAATCTCATCTGGCAATACTAGCTCTGCATGGCTGTACGGACTTTTCGTCCACCACCGAATTACCTTATTTTTCCAATTGCCTTTTCCCTTGTAAAAGGCGATTCTAATTTCCACCGGCCTAATCCTTATAGAATTTTCGCGGCTAGTGTTGCAACTTTTGAGCGCTCTCCCTTTCGAAGCGTGATATGACCTGACAGATCATAAAACTTAAACTTTTCGATTGCATATGCAAGACCGTTAGAAGTCTCATCTGTATATGCATTATCAATCTGTTCAATATCGCCTGTTAGAACGATTTTTGTGCCTTCACCAGCACGCGTGATAATAGTTTTGATTTCGTGCGCAGTTAAATTCTGCGCCTCATCAATAATTATGTACGCATTTGAAATTGAACGACCTCTAATATAAGTCAGTGCTTCAATTTCAATCATTCCCTTTTCCATGTATTGTTCTAACATAATTCTATCATTTCCTACAAGAAATTGTAGGTTATCTTGAATCGGCATTAACCATGGATGCATTTTTTCTTCCATCGTGCCCGGAAGGAATCCAATGTCCCTCCCCATTGGCATGATAGGCCGTGAGACAATCATGCGTGTATAGCGCTGCTCAGGCGCGTTGTGGCGGCTTCGGGTGCTCTTGGCAGGAAGACCAGACCCTAGAACTTGTTCAAGGCCTGCAGCGAGCGCACAGAGCGTTTTGCCGGAGCCGGCTTTGCCAATCAAGGACACAACTTCGACACTGGGATCCATCAGCAAATCAATACCGAAGGCCTGCTCCTTGTTTCTGGCACTGACCCCCCAAAGAGGTAGTTTGTCGTGAACCAACTTTTTTAAAGGAGTATTTTCAGAAACAAATCTTGCAAGAGCGGACTTTTTCTCATTAGCATTCGAAACTAGCATCAAGTATTGGTTCGGAAAAAACCTTTTTGAGTCTTCGTCCTCTACAAATACTTCGTCACCGGCATAAAATTGATCTACCGTTTGATCATCTACAAGATAAGTTTCAAAACCTGCATATAACTGCTCTAGTTCCTGTACCGCTTTGGTTGCAACATAATCTTCTGCTGGCATTCCAATAGCATCACAAATAACTCGCATGTTAATGTCACGAGAAACAAGTATAGTTTTCCGTGAAGAGTCTTCTGATGCTACAGTAAGTGCAGTAGAAATAATCACATGATCCGGCACTGAAGGATCGAGATCCGGGTGTAGCAGAGATGTGTCTGTTGAGCCGCGGCCGCGAGTATATAACAGGCCCAAGCCCTTATCAATACGAACCCCTTTCTCAAGAGAGCCTTTCTCACGAAGTTGATCTAAAATTCGAATAAACTTACGCGCTTGAGAGCCAACCGGATCTTGTCTTTTTTTATGTTTGTCGACTTCTTCTAATACTTTAAAAGGTACGATGATGTCATGTCGTCCGAAATCAAAAACTGCCTCGGCATTGGTGAGATACACGCTAGTATCTACAATATAATTCTTTTTTCTCATCAGTTAGAGAATCACTCCTGACTGTCTACTAATATATAGTGAATTTGTGGATTATCCACTTTTTCAAGGTATCACATTCTTTTATAGATTTGTTTCAATTTCTTGAATTAACCACTCTTGGCTATATCCTCGTAGGCCAAAAACAACCATACCAGAACGGTCGACCAGTATAAATGTTGGCCAACTTTGTACTGGAAAACCATGAGGTGTAGCGGCTGTTTGCAACAAGTCTCTATTTCCTTGAAGTACCGGGGCAGTTGTCATTCCGTATGAATTTACCCAGAGACTTACATCTTCAATTTCAACAGCTTCATTTTGTAAATCAGCAATAAGGATTGTAACATATTGAAACCCCTGATCTTCATATTGTTCTTGAATTGTCTGTGTTGTCATTGCGGCTGCGTTACATGGGCCGCACCACATTGCGGATAAGTCTATTAAGACAACTTCGCCCAAATAATCCGACATTCTCCAATAACTTTCATCTTGATCTAACAGTTGAAAGTCACAGGCTGCATCGCCAATTGCCCATCCGCACTCTTCAGTTTCGATAAACCCGATTGTTTCAGCGTGTGGATCTGGAGCGGGTGGTGGTTCCTCGCTGGTTATTAACTCAGCTGGCCCACAGGCCATCAATAGCGTGGCCAAAATTAAAAATACTTTATTCATTCTCACACCTCCGTTAGAAAACACCCTCAGAGATAGGTAGGCGTGAGTTTTAAAAAGTGGAGCCTCTGATAGGACTTGAACCTACAACCTACTGATTACAAATCAGTTGCTCTACCAATTGAGCTACAGAGGCATAATCTTTACTCACTTGAAATATATTCAAATAATACTCGGAACATTGTGTGAATTGTAACTGAAAACCCTTCTGGTAAAAACATCGGAATTTTTGATACTGTATTAATTTGTAATGGTTCTGCTAGTTTGATTGAAATTATATTTGGCTCTGGGAATACATCCACTATCGAAATGTTACTTTCGGTTGTTCCTTTCATAAAGTTTGAAATAACAACATCTGGTTTTTCTTCATAAGAATAGTAGTAGTGATATGTCTCTACTCCGTCTTCCATTATGTATTCGTACAAATCCATGCAAAATTATTTAGTCACTCAATTAAATACTGGACCAGTGAAATGGCTCCCCGAACAGGACTCGAACCTGTGACCCAGCGGTTAACAGCCGCTTGCTCTACCAACTGAGCTATCGGGGATTATTGGTACTCGCACGGGGAATCGAACCCCGATTGCTGGTATGAAAAACCAGAGTCCTAACCGTTAGACGATGCGAGCACGCGACTTTTTGTTATGGTTGAGGTGGTAGGATTCGAACCTACAACTGCCGGAATCAAAACCCGGGGCTCTGCCAATTGAACTACACCTCAGCCCCATTTGCCTTATCAACCCTCTAAACTAATAACGGATTGACCATTTTTAATCTCGGCGCGCCATCCAAACAAAGATGGACGGACTTCTAACAGATCACCCACTGTAGTAATTAATTCTGCAGTAAGAGTGCATGCGCCACGTTTATGATCATACTTTTCAATTGTGCTTTCAATAATCTCTACATCGTAAAAGTTTTCTTCTAGGACCTCAGCAAGATAGGTTTCAAAGGTTCCGTCACGATCATAGTCGTCTAAATAACCCTCGTCGCGTAAAGAACCTAAAACATCTTCATGCCAACTAGTAGAAAACTCTAGGCCTGGAGTTGCCAACAAACTGGCAACGTTGCTAATAACATTTGTTTCGTTAATTGCAGTTTCAACCTCATCCTCATTCATCAAAAAACAATCTGCTGTCTCTTGATATCGAAGAGTTACTTTAGAATCAGGTGGAATGCCTAGAGTTTGAATGTTGTTGTAAACCATATCTTTATACTTATACCCCATGTGGCCAGTCCTCAACGTTTACTCGCAAGTGTCCTGATGAATCGTTTACCAGCTCACTGCTACTTTGAATTTTTCCTCCGCCGACGCCCCACACCATCTGCACGCCGATTTCTTCACATACTGCTTGCTCAGGTGTATTGTTCGTAGTACGGTCACCTCCGTTTGCAAAGAAAGTCGGCCTGTGAGTACGAATTGCGTCACAAGCAGTGTTATCAGAGTCGTCAAATGCAACAACCTTGGTTACTCCCTGAATTGCCCTTGCAATTTCGGCGCGCTCTTCCCAAGGCATAAACACATACCCCTTCTTTCGTAGAAGCCAATCATCTGAGTTTACGGCGACAATGACCTCGCCAAACTCTCGTGCAGCCTCCTGAATCATCCGTACATGGCCAATGTGCATTGGATCAAATCCTCCGCTAACCATAACTGTGTCATAAGGTGTTCGTCTCATATTTCTACTATTCCTTCCGTAGCCTAAAAAGTCTCCATAATGATAGCCCACGTTTTTTCCTTTGTATTAGTTGTTAATGGTACCCCGAGCAGGATTCGAACCTGCGACCCACGGCTTAGAAGGCCGTTGCTCTATCCTGCTGAGCTATCGGGGCTTAAAGTTTTTAAGATCCCCTTGATGATAGCTTCTGTATCTTCAGGGCTTGCCGTTTCGAATGCTCGACCCGACTTTACTAGTGTATCATATAATTGCTTATCGTTTCCACCTTCTTTGCATTTATCTCCAACAAACCAGCAAATACGGTCTCCAAACCAAGTAAGACAATAAGTTTTGTCCCAGCCAGTTGGATAAATATCAAATGAAGTCGACCCCCCAAGGGCAACCGTTAATTCTAATTCGCGCCAATCAATCCATTGATTAATAATTCTAATGTACTCTTTTCGAAAGCCCGAGGCTTCATCAAAAGCAACGAACTGTGCTCTTTGCTCATTACTTGCATTTCTACCGATGGGGCACCAATTGATCATAGACCCTCGATATTGAATAAAGTTTCCTGTTAAGGGAAGCTTATCTCTCCAAAAAGCACCCGCAATTTCTGTTTGTAAATGACAGAGTGCTGCCATTAGCTCTGTAAAATTTTCTGTTCCTAGATTAGTTTCCATATTATCGGGAACAACTTCATTACGTTCACCATTATCATCGTAAAAAATATATTCTGTGCCGTTACATGGAAGAATGTGAAAGTTAGAACCATGCCCAACTTCAATCACCAAATCAATCAAATCACCAATTTGCTGGTTTACATATTCCTCTGGGGATCCTGTAACAATTCCCACCTCGTGACCATGCTCTAGGATCTCTAGAATCTGGTTAATCATCTGTGGTTCAATTTGTTGGCGGGCCTCTGTAAGAGTACCATCCATGTCAAACAAAATAATATTTTTCATTTAATCACACAGCGAACTTCAGATTCAGTTTCAATCCAAACTCTCGCTCCACAAGAAAGAGGTTTATCAGGAGAATACACAACCTTACAAGGGCCTTCAATAATAGCTTCGTGACAATAATCATTTGATTTATAAGTCTTCACCGTAATGACAGGCTCAAACTCATCGTTTTTCTTGTTTGAACGAATCTTGTGTTGGTTGATATGAATTTTCTTTTTCATTGTTCTTGCTAGTTTTGGTCGGCCGGGTGGGGATTGAACCCACGACCAATCGCATATAAGACGACTGCTCTGACCACTGAGCTACCGGCCAGAAGATTGTTGGTGAGTCGCCTGGGACTTGAACCCAGAACCAACGGATTAAAAGTCCGTTGCTCTACCTGTTGAGCTAGCGACCCGTACTTCATCATGTTATTAATATAACCCAAATTAAATTGAAAGTCAAGATTTATTTTTCAGAAGTTCTTGTCGCTGCCATTTGGCCCAGTACAAGGTCTTTTAGGTCAGATTCAAAACGTTTTCTTGACCATCTCTTTAAATTGTTCTTCTTTTTGTACCAGTCTTTGAACTCGTTAGTGAGCTGATAATCAATTAAAATTTCACCGTTAATCTCTGATTTTCTAATCGCTGTGATTAAAAACTCCGGTGAATCTCCTTGTACTTCTTCATTCATCAGTTTTCTCCTCATTTACAGGAACAACATCAATAATATCATATTGTTTTGTTGATTTCAAGCTTTGATATTTTAACTGTCTTTTTTCCCAAAGATTTATTAACTTGTGGATAAGACCAAGAGTCCATGCGATCATTAATAAATTGACCGCTACAAGGGTCAATCTTGTTTTATTTGCAAAACTTAATTTACGTTTTGTATTTTTCCCAAGCCCAGTATTTTTCTTTACTGGACCAACTAAATGTTCCATTTTCCCAAAACCATGTGTTAACGCCATCGTTGGCTACATCAGCAAAGGCCCTGTACAGGCACTCTACAGACATTATTGTAGGCTTGCAAAACTTACAGCATTCCCCTTTATCATTGTAATAGAGTTCAACTAGTTCACAAATATCGTCAATTGTTTGTTGTGTTTCAAGGTCAATCTCTTCAGAGACCTTTATCATGCCATATTTCCATTGCATGTAAAAATAATATCATAATATATTATTTTTTTTAAATTATTGGTTAAGCCTCCACCCAGCTAACCGCCCCACCTCGTTACTGAATCAGCGAAACAGTGAAACAAGGGAACACCATTGTTTGTTAACCTAGCAAAGGCTAGCGCCTGCCAACCAACCTACAACTGCGCCAACGGCGAGGGCGCCGCGGACGCACCAACGATGATCACCGCTGAGTAGGTCAGAACAAGCACAAGCAACTGCTGCTCTTACTTTATCTAGCATAGTGGTTACCTCCTGTGTTTGGTAAATAGTCCGTGGCGTTTTAAAACAATAAAAAAAGCGGCTCCGAAGAGCCGCTCTAGTATTAAAAAAAATCTAATTTAGTTAAATTAGGTCGTGGTTGTCTCAGTAGGTTCTACGCTTTCTAAAAGCTCAATCTCAAAATTTAGAGTCTCCCCAGCAAGAGGATGATTGAGGTCTAGAGTAACGTGAGTTTCGGTAATATTAGCCACCTTTGCAACAAAAGTGCCGTTAGGCCCATTTCCTTGAATTAAACCCCCTACTTCCATATCAGGAATAGAAGTAAATGCGGACGCTTCTACCTCCTGAATTGCCTCTTCCATGCGAGGGCCATAAGCTTCCTCGGGCGGAATTGAGATATTCTTTGTTTCTCCTACAGTCATTCCCAACACTGCATCAGTAAATCCAGCGATAAGACCCGCATTACCTACAGTAAAATCTAGTGTTTCACCGCGAGTACGAGAATTATCAAATTCAGTACCATCAGTTAGTGTTCCTCGGTAATGGACTTTAACATTATGTCCGTTTTCTACTTTCATGCCTTTCGGCCTCCTTTGTGAAGTGTTTATATACTATAACACCGTTTTTTTAAATTGTCTAGTTTTTTTTAAAAACATGGTGGAGGTGGCGGGAATCGAACCCGCGTCCACAATAAGTCCAATAGAAGTCATTCACAAGCTTAGTCAGTTTCTATCACCTACTGACAAAGATAGATGGTTATAAAACAATGCTTACCATCCTGTTGCATTGAGTTTTTTAATTTTTACAACTTGTTTGTTGGGGTGACCAGATTGGATAGAAGGCCCTGATCAGCCTCCCTATTAAGCGGCTAAGCGCTGTTCGAAGTAGTCGTTGTTATTTGCAACTATAGTTTTTGAACTTTTAAGGATGTGTCTTTCCTGCTTGCACTCTTTCTCTTTCTTACCCTGTCGAAACCTTAGCACCCCCGCTGGATGTGTTTACGATAATTCCTACCGGTGTGTGGGCTTTATCATCAACCCAAATTCTCTTTTTTCTTCTTCTGACCTCTTCTGTAAAGATGATGCCACCGTTGAATTCTTTTTCTGCTCGCTCGATGGCCATTTCTTTACTGTCGTGTGTACTAATCAGATCTCCCTGAATGTACTTCCCATTCCATTTCCAAAATTGCCACATTATTCTTTTGTTCTCCTTGCCGTAGGTTTTTGTGCCGGCACTCTATATATCCTCTTCTTTTATTAAAAGCGTTTTGATTTTTAAAATTTGACATTTTTTACACAAATATGTAAGAAAAGTCGGTCGGACGCAACTCCTCGCTCTGCGCCATGCCAGTTCGTCTTTAATTTGCCGCCCTACAATTTCGGATTTCTTCTCCCTTGACACTCGGCTAGGTTCGTTACGAACATTGAACCTTAATCCCATAAAATTAAATTCGACCGACGATTCCTGTCCTATCTGAGGTTTTTACTCCTCACTAATAAAATAGCTTTCAGTTTCATAAATCTTTAATAATTTCGAAAACTCTGCCTGCTTAACTCCTAATACCCTGCTCGCATCGGATTTAGACTGAGTGGCCGAATATACAAATTTTAAAACTGCATCTCTTGCTATTCTTGGGACTGCTTTCCAAAGATCAAAACCGTATAACTTATTATTGATCACTTTTGCTGAGATTTCCAGCTTAAGTGCGATTATTTCTTCCAGGCTCAGGTTTGCCAGCATGGCCTCAAATTCTTCGGAAGTTTTTCCTGCAAATTTAAGTTTTCTTGAAGTACTATAATATCTGTTCTTGCCCTGCCGGCCCATTGGATTACCTTCAAACTTGGAGTAGTAATAATATAATAAATATAAATAAATTTATATTAAATTAACTTAACTAACTTAGATCTACTGAACTTTTATAAAAACTACCTGCTAACTTAACCAGCCAATAAATTAATCAACCAATAGTATATTCCTCTGCAGTGATGTAGAGTCAACCAAACATAAGAAAACAAAATCATCGGTACTGTCAGCTTTACTAGCCAGTGATTTAAATTCCTAAACAAAATCAAAATGGAGCCAAGGCCCAATGCTAATTTTACAAAAGCAAATGTCACCATCCCGTAATTCAAAAAATAGTTCAGTAGAGGATTGGCTTCCGTTGCATGACCAGCACCTACCCAGTAGATGGTAAACACAAGGTCAATTAAGGTAAGAGCTACAATTGTTCTAAGCTGAGATGTGATTGGAAAAAATCTGTACAGCTTGTTCCACACAACCTTATAGCTCTATATCGTCACCTAATTCATCACCCAGGTCGTCACCTAGATCGTCTTCAGCCGGAGGTGCTTCATCAGAAATACCCGCATCAGCATCTACCGCAGTATCATCCGTGGCTTGATCATATTCGGGAGTTGTAGGCTCTTGTAGAGAAGAAGCCAGCTCATCTTCGAATTTATCAAAATATAGTTTTAGATTAGTAATCAGATAATCGTAGAAAACCTCGCGGTCACTATCATTGTGCAACAACTCGTAAGCATCAATAATGTTTTGCTCAATCTTTTTAAACGAAGCATATGCCATATTTCGACCAGTTTGATCTGCTCCTTCTAGACCTGCACCAAACTCTTCTTCAGGACTTACTGTGTCATCAGCGGCTGAGTCTGTTACATCGATAAACGCCTCTTTGTCAGGGTCTGCTTCATCGCCAACTTTGATTTCTACTTCCGCAAGACCAGCAGCTTTTCCGGCGGCCTCAGTACTTCTTAGTGGAGCTAATGCATTTTGTACGCCATGAATAATGTGTGCCCTGAAAGACTGTCGCTGCTCCGAACTGGTTGTTAGGATCTTGAAGTCATCTTCTAGAATTGAAATAATTTTCTTGAGAAGATCAGAAAGCACATTAATACCAGTCGACCTATGCGGCGCAGGGTCTGTATCTGCAGTTGCAGCCTCACTTAAGATGTTACGAATGTGAGCCCGCAGTCGAATTTCGTCTTGCTCTGCAATGACTTCATCAAACATTTCTTGTTTTTTATTTTCAATTACAGTATGGATGGCTTTACGAATTGCCTTGCGCATCAACTCGCGACCCTTAATCTCTTTTAAAAACTCTAATCTTTGTAATTCTTTATCGTTCATGATTTAGACCTCGTAAGTAAATAGTCTGTTACTTTTTGAATTAGCTGTTCCTTATTAACATTTCTTCTACGCCTTTTAAATGCGCCGGGTGAACCAGCTACACCGCCGGCAGCCACAGAAACCTCTTCTAATTCGTCTTCTTCTTTTTTAAGCTTACCCTGCTTTTTCATATTTGCAGCCTTAGCAAATACTTCAGGAGATAGTTGCTCTTCTACAAGCCTAAGTAAAAGCTCTTCCAGGGGAGCAGTAGAATTTAAAGACACATCAAGAATATCGAAGATAGAAGCGAGCGCCTGATCGTTGGTAATAACATCTTCTGGAAGGTATCTTCTAATAACATCGACGTCGTTGGTTTCTACAGCGCGACGAAGATTCCGAGCACTTAATGGTTCATCATCAACTTCGAAGTGACTTTTAAGGGTTTCGATAGGGATACCAGTGGACGGTTCTTCTTCTCCGCCCAGGACGCCGTGACCAAAGTATTGACCTCCTCCTTTAAATCTCATAAAGTCTGGAACGCCTTTATCGTCTGGTTTATCACTAGCGGCTAAGATAACAAGATCTCCAGGCTGAGCCAACAATGGATCTGAATTTTTGTTTCCTACAAACTCATAGGCTGCTCCAACGGGGGAAGCGTTTTCGGAAGGCTTACCAATAACTTCAATCTTTGAAGCATCAGGGTTTTTAGAAGCGGCCTTGTAGGTATTCCAAATAAGTCGAGAGGTTTCAAAGTCAATATTGTCTCTAGCAATTCTGCTAATATAGATATAAACAACATCAGCGATTCCAGCGTAATGCAGGGCCATATCAAAGTGTCCCTTATGAGGAGGCTTAAATGCCCCGGGAAGCACAGCTACAATGCGCTCAGGGCCGCTCTGAGGCACTTGTTCAAGCTCGTCTAACTCCTGCGGCTCTTCAGACTTGGCAGGGCTTCTCTTGATGGCTGGGACGCTTCCACGGCCATACTTGAATAAACCAAGAATCTGGTTAACTGGTGCAAAGTTTCCTGTGAACTTGTACATCTGGTCATCGTGAATAAAAACAAAGCCTTCAACGGCAGAATCGATATTGTCTAGATGTTTAATTTTTTCTAGTTGCTGAGCTAAAACATTACGAGCCTCATCAGCACCTTCACCAGAATACGTCTGGATGGCTCTGACAGCGCTTCCAACCTCTCTCCTAAGTCTAGCCACTTCTTTGTTGTTATCAAGGATATAGGCGCTTTCTAGACCCCTTAAAAGCTCAACAGCGAAATCATGAATAGCCGTCTCAAGTGGCCAAATAGCGTTCTTGATCATTCTGCCGGCGTCGTCCTTGACAATCTTACGAATTTTACGGCGTTGCTCTAAAGGAAAACCCTTATAGATATTGTTAAGTTTTACCTTTTGACCTTCCTCATTTTTTCTAGTTAAGATATAATCGACCATCATTTGACGCACGGCAGGATCCAAGTGAGGCATCATATTTTTAATTTGTGGAGCGATCTTCATTTCAAGATACTCCTCAATCGTCATGTTGCCTGTAAAACCGGCCTTTTCAATCTTTGCTTTTACAATGCGGAAGTCTGTATCGTCGGTAAGTTTACGCAACCTTAACATGGCTGTTCGTCTTACACTAAAATTTTGACCTGACGCGTCTTGCTCGATGGAGTCAATAGCACGATCTAGAATCTTTGCGTTCTGTTCTGCATCAACTACTTCTACGGTATCTGTCTCCGCATCATACCTTTTGTGCCCACCATGGTGAATAGAAACAACATTAGCGTCATACGTTACAACGTTGTTTGCGCCCGGGCCCTGAATCTCTGTATTATAGAAAACAGAACCATCTTCACCAAAAATTGAAGCCTGTGTATTTGGAGGGAGCTTATTGACAAAATCAGAAAAAGCCCCAAAGGCTTTAAGGTAAACATCTTTAACTTGTTGGCCACCGGCAAACTCTCGATTAACGAGATCCTCCATCCGGCGACCCCCCGCACGCATATCTCCCTTGTTGCGAGCGTAGCGTGCCTCCCCATCGCGGAAACCTAGATAAATGTTAAACCCATCAGTCTTTTCAGTACCAATAAGCTCACCATTTGATGCCATAGAGAGAATCTTTAACATTTTGTTCGCCGTCAGTTGACGGTTATCATAAAGGTGTGACAGGTGGCCTGCAACTCCACCTTCTAACAAAAGTTTGCGCATTATTCTCCCTCTTCTAAGACCTGATTATTTTCCTCTAGGACACGGACTCTTTCTTCTAAACGGCGCGTATGGCGACGAATCTTTTTCATGTGTTCTAGAGCAAGTGTAATTTTACGCTCACCAGCCTTTGTGCGTGGCGAAAGCGCTTGTAAGGATTCCATAACGCTCTGAATGTATACCCAAACGTCTGCGTTATGGTTCTCCTCTAATGTGATACCCGAAAGAAACTCTCGGGTCATGCGATCAAAATCAATTGGCTTGCTCATTTAGAACCCTACTTATTGGCTTTAATTGTGTTAAGTGCCTGAACAACTACGCGTCGGATAGCTTCTTCAAGCTTGTCATCCTCTTCTTCAACCTCTTCAACAACTTCTTCGTCGGCTTCTGCGACGACCTCTTCATCTGCAGCAGCCTCAACTCCTTCTGCGGGGCGGAGTCGACGGGCAGCATTCCGCCCGGCCACGCGGTCTGGTAGACCCTTTGTTGAGGCCTCATCCACTTCTCCCCGGTCCTCTTCATCGGCCTTATAAGCCATTTCCTCAAGCTCGTCATCCTTGCGCTCGCGATTGTACACACCGCCTTCTTCCTGAACCTCTTCCTCTTCGGTTACGGTCTCGGTATCAGCAGCCATTTCTTCGTCAAGAGGAGTAGTTTCCTCTTCAACAGTTTCGGGTTTTGTATAACCCCAACTTTCAGTTAGGCGCTTAAAAAGATCGCCATTTCGTTTCTTACCATGAATCATTATATTTTCTCCTTAATAATTTGTTTGGTTAGTAAACCGAATAAACGCTCTTTTTTCTCGGTGATCATCGCGCTTACGTCAGTATAATTAGTCGCTAAGTCATGTTTATATGTGTCTTCCCAATCGCGAAAACACATGTTGCCTTGTAAATAGGCTTCTTTTTCCATATTTCGTAAATGTTCGTCGGCCTGAGCGTATCCTTCGCCCATTTCGCTAGCACCCTCAAATTCACCTCTGCAATTTTGTGTATGATGCACAAGTTCATGTGAGAGTGAGCGCATAATATCTTTTGGATGACGAAAGTCAGTAAACAATGTAACGCTCATATTGTTAGGATCATAATAAGCTGTTTTGCCCAAGATGTTACTTCCATTCGCAACGTCTGATTCAAAGTGAATTGAAACAGGCTTATTCCACCCAAGGCGCTTTTTTGAAAAGGGCATAAAACTACCAAGCAAGTCTTCAACTTCAGTTAAGTCTAACTTTGAGTTATTCTGGACTGTGTAGTAGTTGTTGTTCATCACTTGCCTCTAGTAACACCAGAAATAGTTTTCCATCTGTTAATTACGCTTTCACTAAGCATGCCTTCGGCCGCAATAGCTGGTGGGTCTTGAATGAAATCACCAACGAAGCCTGCGCTTGTCTGTCCGGTATCTGCACTTGAGCTTGAAACTGCAGTAGCATCAGCCTTTTGCTTCTTCTTTTGAGCTTTAGGCGCTCTTTTGATAGAGTTCCACATATTGCCAAGCATTTTTGCTTCGGCACTGTCACCCTTTTTCTTAATTTTAATTTTTCGCAAAGCTTGCATAATACGATAGCTGCCAGTATTCTTTCTTCGGGCCGCACCTAATGCAGCTAAAGCATCTCGGATGCGCCCCTGTTCTTGAGGAGTAACCTCATCTCCACTACTAAGTGCAAAAATGTTTCCTAAAGCCGCACCTGCAATTTCTTCAAGCGGCTTAACCCTGGCGGCTTTTTCAAACTTAACTCTTCCAAGATCATTAATAAATTCAGCAAAGTCATTTTCGAAACTAGAACCTTCGGGGTGCTTTGATTTCTGAGATTCGTATGCTCTTTGAATCAATCTACTAATCTTTGCATTGGCTGCCTTATCTGATGGGTTTAAAATATATTTTGGACCTTTTTTCTTGGTCTCTTTTTCTTTTTCTTCGGGTTCTTTTTCCTGTGGTTCTTCTGGTTTTGGCTCTTCTGGAGCTTTTTCTTCACCACCACCCGAATCAAGACCCTTCATTGTAGCCACAGCATTACTAGCACTATCAAACAGCTGCTTATAAGTCTGATATAGGTCGCGAGTGACTGAAGATTCTGTTGTCTTGAGATAATCTACAAGCAAGGCCATCATGCCCTTAAAAGCATTAGCTCCCTTTGCGAGTTCTGGAAGGGCCCGCTTGGCTACGTCCGCAGACAACCCAGATTGCCCGGCAACCTTAAGTCCCTGTTGAATGCCTTTATTAGAGTTAAACCACTTTGTAAGGAACTCTTTTGTTTTTGGCATTTCTTTAGACTTACGTTCAGCAACAAAGTTTAAATCATCATTTACGGCTGCAGCTAATTCACGAATGTCCTTGTCAGAAACGTCTGGATATTTGTCGGGGTCAGCACCGCGGGCCGACATCATAAAGTTAACAGCGCCGACCTTTCTTTTGTCATCATCAGCAGCCTCTGGCTCTTCTGGGTCGGGAGTAGGCTCAGGTTCAGGTCCTGGCTCAGGATCGGCCTCGGGAGATTTACCAGGGGGCACTTTACCACCTGGGTCTTCTTTAATAGTTAAGGCCAACAGCGCGTCAAGATACCGGAGGACTTTTTCTGCATGGTCTGGCCCATCTTCTGTACCTTTTGTTTTTTGTGCTGTTTTAATCAATTGATCGATTTTGGCCAAAGTCATTTTACGCTCTGTGTTGGCCATCTGCGAAGTAATATCTCCTGCCCCAAGACCGTGACGACTAAAAATATAATCATTAACAACATGGTCCGGGGACATAGGGATTCCACCATACCTTTTTTGAATTCTACGTCTTACCGCGGCAGGTGCAGTTTTTGAGCTTCCTCCTGTATACCAGTTAGAATCTGTAAGTGTCCAAAATTCGGGCTTATCAATGTTGTCGGGCCCGCCCAACTTGTTACCATCAGCAGCTGCCACTCCTGGCTCACCGTACTTATTGCTTGTGGCTCCTCCGCCAACAGTATCTTTACCAGTAAGAGCACTTTGTACGCCTCCGGCCACGCGCTGAGCCAGTCCTCGCGCATCTTTTGTTCTAGAAGGGTTAATATCTCCTGACGCTGCAGAAGTAACTCCCCTTTGCTGAGCATATGCAAGACTGCTTTTAATTCCTGGGTCACCTCTATCCTGTAGGCCTCCTCCGACTCGCCCCGCTGCATGCTGATCTACGCCAATTTGACCTCTAGTATCTGGGGTTTCGTCACCGCTAGTCGTGTTTGTATTAGCAGTCGTATCTTCTTGCTCTTCGCCCTCTTCTTCAGAGTCTTCTTCAGCAGTAGCCGCACTTTGAATGCCGCCACCTGCTGGCGGCGATGTAGCCTCTCCTAACACTTCAGCTATAACTTCTTTGATTTCTTCATCTGTAAGTAAATTAAAATCTTTCATATTCATAATAGGTAAAACTCCAGCAATACGACAATAAATAGTTGAAAAGTTACTAAAACCGCTTTTTATTAAAACCCAAGTTTTTTAAGTTCTTGAATACTAGAATCTGCGCCTGTATGATGAATACCGATACCACCAGCTTCACGATATGGCATAATATTTTTTCTTAAGAAATCATCAATTAAAACATTAGGATTATCACCATCTTTGGCGTACTCATATTTGTTGTGAGAAAAGTGAACTTTTCCTCGGGGAATACCAAGATTGTACTCAACCCAAATAAGCTTGCCTTCTTCGGATGCCTTGTTTTTCATTGGTGTGGTAAGAATAAGCGGATCATACTTTTTAATAAAGTTCCATAAACGCTTTCCATCGGGCATCCAAGGCAGTTCGGCCCACCACTTCTTATCTCCTGCCAAACGCTTGTACATGTACACTCTAGCCTCTTCTAGGGCCATTGAGGAGTTGATATGAAGGTCCTTCTCTTCAATCTTTTTCTTGCCCATTTGCTTGAGCTTTTCTCTTAGAGCCTCAAGCTCTTCTGTGGCTAGCATAGTATTCTTAATATCATGGTTAATCTGATCAACTGCTCCCTTGACAAAATCAACTAGAACACCATCCATATCACAGTAGATCTGGTGCTTGCCCTTTTCTTCTTTGATGATGATGTGCTTTCGCCAATTTTCAAGTAGGAGTTTCATTTAGCAGTCCCCACATATGCATTTAGTTTAATAGGTTTGAAATTATTTTTTAAGAACGCGGCAAACGTACGATGGCGGCCACCGATAATGTCAACAATCTTTCCACCTTCCATCTTAACGATAACTGGTTCGTGATCTCCTGTGCCCAATCCCGGGAATCTCTGCATCATATCCGCATAGCGCTTTTCCTGATCGGCTTGGGGGAAATCAGGATTCTTGCCTTTGTACTTATCCATCAGGAACTTGCGCTCCTTAGCACCGACGTCTTCCCAAGATAAATCAAGAATTTGAGCATCTTGCGTCCAGTTAAGATTATATCGATCGTACCAAGCTTTGCCGTATTCATCAGTGGTCAGTATCTTTTCTAGCCCCTGTTCCTCTATATCATCAGCTCTGTCTTCGAGAAACGATCCAAACCCCTCACGCTTCATATCGTTAAAGACATGATCAGGCATCGAAGGAAAGAAAACTGAGCGCACTTCTTCGGGCGTGTAGACTTTCGCCTCTGTAAGATACTTCCGCCAGTTTTCAAGTAGGAGTTTCATTTGTCATCAAGCTCCGGGTGGAATCCTAAAAACACTTTTTTTATATCATCGCCAATCTTTTTTCCATCTGCCTCTAGTTCTGCCGGGACAGGGGTGTCGGGATCATCATACCAATAATAAACATCATAACCCCCATCTTCTCTCCACTTTACTACAAGGCCACGATCATGATCGGGAGTATCGGCTTTTAAAACTATTTTTTTATTTTGAGGGAGCAACAAGTCTGTTTCATTGTCTTGGTTACTTGAGTCACTTTCCTCATTTAGTAGCTTTCGCCAATTTTCAAATAGAAGTTTCATAGTTGTTTTATCGTTGCATTTGTTGCATTTGCTGGATCATTTGTTTTGCATTAGCAGCAGTCTGTGTACTCCACATATATCCGTGCATGCCATCTTTATAACCAGCTTTTACGGCGCCGTGAACTGTAGATTCTCCCTCTAGAGGGCCGCCTTGTCCAACAAGTTTTCTCATTAAATTTTGTTGAGCTTGCCTTTCTGCAAAGTAATCGCCCGGCTCGCCCTTGACGAAAAAATAATGAACACCGTCTACAACACTATACCCTTCTTGTGCTTTTGTCTCAGATTCTTGATCAGCTTGTTGCTGATCGGCTTGTTGAGCTTGATCTACTTGGTGAGTTTGGGCTTTGGATCTAAAAAAGTCTGCAATAGGGTTGGCCTGTGCAGGTGTCGCTGTACTCAAACCCAGTGACGCAGCAAGACCTGCAGCAGCGAGCCTCTTCCCTAAACCAGACATTGCTTCTGCTAGTTCCTCTTCTGTAAGAACAATATTGTTTTCTTCTAGATAATCTAGGATCTGTTGTTTGTGTTCTTCGAGTCCCTTGGGGTGCCCCAAGTCTGTTGTTGCCCAGTCGATAGAGTCGACGGCCGCGGACATCTCCCGACGCTTGCGTTCAATGTCGTCCCACCTTTTCTGATACTCTGGGTCTTTCTCGCGCTGCTTCTGTTTCTCGATGCGTTCTTTCTCTTTGGCGGGGTGAATGATCCATTCTCCGTCCAAGGTGCTTATCCAGTCAGTCACTTCCCATTGCCTGACCGGCGCCGACGTTAGCATTGTCGCAATGTAATCTTCGACTTCTGCGGGGTCGTTGCCTAGGGGCTCATACCCCCGTTGGGCCAAAGCGGCGAGGACTTGGGCGGGCTCACTCCAAGGGGGCCCGGAAGGTTCGCTCGATTCATTCAAAAATCTCTTCCAGTTTTCCATTATAAGTTTCATTTGCCCTCTCCTGTATTCCAGCAGCCGCAGTCGGAACAGCAGCGGCCAATCGTTAGATCCGCGAGTTTTCTAAGGTACTTGATAACTGTTTTCATTTTTTAGTCTCCATTGTTTCTAGCAAGTCTTCGCCCATGTATCGAATCTCATAAATCATCACTTTTCTTAAATATAAGACCTCATCAATAATTTTTTTTAGATTTGTTGCTGAGTGGTCCATGTTCTGTTTTTATTTTCTCCGTGATCCCAGTGTATCGGCTCGAAACTTACCTACTGGTTTTGCTCTCTCAACACTTATCTTCTCGTTTGCTTTAAGGAAAGCATCAATTAAGTTTTGAGGTACTTCGCCGTCCATGATTTTTAATTCTTTTGACAATGCCTGTAGTAACTTAACAGTATTATCTTGTGCTGCTGTTTCCAATTTATCTAATTGATCGAAAGACATTTTCATTCGTGATTTGATAGAATCTCGGTAAGCTGGCATCAGGATAATATCAACAGAAGAAGCTCCGCTAACATTTAGTGCGATATCATCTAGTGCTTGTAATACATTTTCCCATTCTGGACGCATGTTCCGCTGGCCGGGTGCACCAGTCATCAGCCTCATATTTGCCGCAGTTCTCATAATATCATCAATTTGATTCTTTAGATTACTATCTTCGGGGGATTCCTTTATATAGGCGCGCCAATTTTCAATTAAAAGTTTCATATTACCACTTCCTGCATGACCAATAGCGTGCTTTCCATTTGGGGCCCGGATTATCACAATTATGTCTAGCTCTAAAAGACTTGCGTCGTTTCGGGTTTGACTTTTTAATTCTCATTTTCTTATCACCAAAGTTTACCTTGACAACATTGCCTTTAGCATTCTTCACATAAACCTTGAACTTTTTAACATCGCCCCGGGTTGGCTTGTTAAGTTTGACCTTTCGGCCACGGTACTCGGCTTCCTCGATCACATCATCCCAAAACTCCACATCTTCTGCGAGCGACCCATCGTCATAGGTTGCATCTGTAATGTGGTAGTAGACGTTATCACTTAACTCGTCTAGAATAATTTCTGTTAATTGTTGTGTTGTAATCATTTCAATTGATTCCTTTTTAGATTTACGTTTTTTCTTTTGGCTTACGTTTTTAGCTTTTCCTTTACGGTTAGGATTTGGGTCTTCCCTACGTTTTTTGGCAGCTCTCTTATTACGATCTTTCTTACTGAGTTTCGCTCGGTCGTCAGGATCCCTGCAGTAGGGTTTTGTTTTTTGCCCGGGCTGCTTGGCACATGGCTTGCCATCATGAGCACCGCCAGTCTGAACCCAGCCTCCGTTTTTAAACCAATCTCTTAGTGTGTATCCTGGGTCGCTAGCTCCTTTGCCGTCTTTCTTTCCGCCTTTACGCTTTTTCTTTTTTTTCTTTTTTTTTTCAAGAAGGTCGACCAACTCTTCGGTAACGATTTGAACTAGAAGGTCTTCAAACTCTTGATTTTCATTCTTTTTAGACTTGTTACCCCAATTTTTAGCACCAACTTTACGACACTTAACGAGAGCACCAGAAGCATAAGCAGAAGGCCATACATCATATCTTGCTTTTACCTTGTGGTAGCACGCGTCTTTTTTGCCTTTAGACTTCTTCTTTTTCTTCTTCTTTTTTTTCTTCTTCTCGTCTAACTCGACACCTTCATCTTGAACACCGTAAGTCTTGCAAGGGTCTTGGCCACATCCACAGTTTTTCTTTCCTTCCTTTACTGCCTTCATCTTATTGCGTAAACGTTTCATATCGTACTTACCCATTTTTGATAGTTT